TGGTGGAGCAAACGACCGCATCGGCCAACGAGCGGGCGAAGCGGGATATGAACGCTCAAGTCAGGTATTAGCGGCATCTAAAAACAGAGAAGTAGGCGAAGGCGGCGGCATCCAACCAGGTGCCGCCGCTGACGTTTTGGCGGTCGAGCAAAAAGAGAGCGAGACCCGCGCGGCGCGGCGCACTGAGACGTTGCCGGCAGCCAACGCGCACAACCTGGCCGAGAATGCCGCCCAGCACAAGACGAGTGTGGTTGATGTTGCCGGTCACAAAGCTGTTTTGCTGGACCCGGACGGCGAGGGTGTCTGGCATCGGCTTTTCCGTAAAGTCAAGGGAGATGCAGGTGAGAATCCGCTGGGAGCGGGATCAAGCTGGACCGGAATGAGCCTGGACCGGCGCGGAGTCAACACCGCTCTGGATCTCTTGAAGAAGGCTGGTGAAGGTGAGGTTACCAGCGTTAAGGCTGGATTTGATCGCATGGCGCGCGCGTTGCGCGAGGCCCAGACATCCACCGGCGGCGCCACCGTGCTGCGCGGCGATTACCGGGCGGACACGGCGCGCGAAGAGGCTACACATCACTGGCAGCGTGAGCACGCTCTCGATCGCAGTTATGCGATGGGATCTGTGGCCGACCAGCAGGAGTTTCAAGATGTTGTCAGTCTTTTGAAGGATCAGGGATACCGGAACGCCAAGCCGCGCACCATAGCAATGGAACTGATGGCCAAAGCGCTGGCCGGAGATGCTGAGTTCAAAATTTCTGACGATCAGCGCGAATCTCTGGTACGCTCATTTCTGACGGAAGCAATCGACGAAAAGGGCATTGGGATTTTAGATAACCTGCCCGAGGTTGACCCGCGAGTACGACCGATTGTCGAGGATGTGCGGAGGGAGTATGAAGCCAGAAATGAAGACGGCGGAGCACAGGCGCCTGGAATCAAAGGTGGACCGGCTGGCCGCGAAGGCCGCGCCGGAGCTGGAGGGCCACTTTCACGTGAGCCGTCCGGCGAAGTCCGACCCAGTGCTGGCCGCGGCGAACGAAGTGTTCCAAAAGTCAGCGCGGAGGAAAGTGAACTAGGCGCATTCCAGCGCAAGGCGCCCAGGCCGCCGGTGCGCTCGGCCGCCCTGCCAGGGATGGAAGGCGACATCGAAGCACAGAGGACAGCCGCCGGCGAGGAGCAGGGCCGCCAACTCACTGACCGCTTGCTCGCGCCCAGGCCCAGCATCAGCCGGGCGGCTGGTGAGATGGAGAGGGAATCGCCACTCTTCCGCGACACTGAAGCTGGTGGACAAGGTTCGCTCTTCCAGCGCGCGAAGGACGATCCCGAGACCAAGACCCAAAATCCCTGGTTTCTGAAATCAGCCAACGTCATCGAGCAGAAGATGCGCGGGCCCATGCCGGGAGACGCGCTGATTCACATGCTCAAAAACAATGGCGTAAAGCCAGACGAGATCAAGTGGAGCGGCCTTGAGGATCTGCGCGGCAAGCCGCGGATAACGCCGGACGAAGTAAAGGAACATCTGGCGGCCAATGCAATTCAGATCAAGGAAGTTACCCACAAAGAACTCAGCGAACCAATTGAAAACATCATTGCTCGCGGTGAGGAACTGACTGAACGGCCAACGCGCTACGGTAGTTACACTCTTCCCGGCGGTGAAAACTATCGGGAGATGCTTCTGACGCTGCCCGGGGCTGAAATAAAAGCCCCGGAGAAGTTGACGGAGTTACCGGCGGGATACGAGGTTGGACACGACTCCAGCCAACCACCTGACCGCAAATATCATATTCTTCCACCTAATCAGGTTCATGCAAGACCGTTTGAAGGGCGGCATCCAACCATCGAGGATGCTACAGAAGCAGCCCTCCTTAGACTGAATGGGGATGCGTATCGCACTGCACGTGAAGCGGCAAATAAAACCAATTTCACTTCTGGCCACTGGGATGAACCCAACATACTAGGCCACGTGCGATTCAACGACCGTACCGGACCGAACGGCGAGAAACTCCTGCACGTTGAGGAGTTACAGAGCGACTGGCATCAGAAGGGGCGGACAAAAGGCTATGCTACTCCGCTAACTTCCGAAGAGGAGGCGGAGTTCAAAGAGCTTCTCTCTAAGGGAACAATGGGAAGGGATCGCGCCGAAGAAGATCAATTCAGCCAGTTAGTAGACCGAAAGAATCCTGGCAGCGGAGCAACCGTTCCCGACGCCCCCTTCAAGAAGACCTGGCCCGAGTTACTCTTCAAGCGCATGGTACGCTACGCGGCTGAGAACGGCTACGACGGCATCAGTTGGACACCGGGCGAGCAGCAGGCGGAACGGTACGACCTGAGCAAGCAGGTGGACCGCCTTCACGTGCTCGAATCTCACTTCGAAGGCTTCCCTGGAGACGGTCTCGGTTATCAGGTGACGGCCAACAAAGACGGCCGAGTTGTGATCGACAAGAGGGTACAGCCGAAGGAACTGCCGGACCTGATTGGCAAGGAGATGGCCCAGCGCGCTCTGGAACAGATTGAAGAGAACAAAAAGCGACCGGTTCCAAAATACGCCGCTGAGATGAAAGGACTCGACCTCAAGGTTGGCGGTGAGGGCATGAAGGGCTTCTACGACAAGATAGTGCCGGACCTAGCCAACAAGATCGGCAAGCCGTTCGGTTCCAAAGTTGAGGAGACAACGATTGACGTTCCTCCGGCGTTAGGCAAAGAACCATTTCACTATCAAGGTCCAGAACGCACAATTGCAGAGGTCAGAGAGTATATTTCAGATGGTTCACATAGCGCACAACTTGAGAGACAAGCCAGCGACGTTTACGAACTGATGGGGAGAGGAATTCCTTTTTCTGAGGCTATACAAAAAGAAGGTAGCCCAGCCTTGGCCTATGATTTTGGCGGAAAAATGGATATTACAAAGCCAACTACGGCCCAGCCCGTTCCCTATCTTCCCGTCACCGACGCCATGCGCGGCACAGTGCTGCGCGAGGGCCAGCCACTCTTTCAAAAGCCCGGCGAGACCAATCCAACCAGCAACACCGGACAGCTATGGGGACGCAAGAACACCCGTGCCCAGCAGCAACTGGCTTTTGGCGGCCCGTCGACCTGGCAGAGGGCACTGGGCGGCTTCCGTGACTGGCGCGATGACAATCCCGACGCGGGTGATGACCTGCGCGCGCTGGTGCGCGAGAGGCGCGGCGAAATGGACCGCAACGTGCTTCAGTTGAAAAAATCGCTGGAAGACACTCGCAAAGACTTTGTGACCATGCCGCGCGAGGATGTCACTAAGTTTATCGACGACGTGGAGCATGGGCGATTTAGAGCAATCGATCCCAAGTACCGGGATATAGCTCAAGGTCTGCATGAAATCTTCGTCTCGGACCGCGAGGAGTTGCAGCGGCTGGACCCGGAGAAGCTGAAGAACTTCTACGAAAACTATTTCCCGCACATCTGGGACCACTCCGGCAAGGTGGCCCGGATGATGCAGGCACAGAGCGGAACGAAACCGCTCTTCGGCTCGGGCAGCTTTCTACAGCACCGCACGCTCTACCCACCAACCTTCAAGGAAGGCATTGAGCTTGGCCTGGAACCCAAGACTTGGAACCCAGTGGATATGGCGCTGTTGAAGCACGCCGAGATTCAGCGCTACATCTTTGGTTTGAAAACCGTTCAGGATATGAAAGCAATCGGTCTGACGCGCGTTTTTAAGAAGGCTGCGGACGCGCCGCCGAACTGGGTTCAACTTGATGACCGCTTCGCGACGGTTACGCGCCGCAATGAAGCTGGCGAGATGGTGCTCGAGGGCCACTACTACGCGCCGGAGCCGGCCGCCAAGAGCTTCAATAACTTTGTAAGTAAGGGGTTGGCTGGGCGCAATGGCATACTTGATTCCGTCTTCACGCTCAACCGCTCCATGAACGCCGTGCAGTTGGGCCTGAGCGCCTTCCACGCGACCGCCAGCACGATCAACCTGGGGATTGGAGACATTGCCCTAGGGCTGGAGGAGTTGAGCCAAGGCCGTCCAGTCTCAGCCGCGGCGCACATAGCACGCGGCGCCGTTCCTGGAGCCTCACTGGCTAGGCATCTGCTGGTCGGCAACAAGGTGATGCGCGAATATCTGGAGCCCGGCTCCGCCGCGAAGTATGAAGCGGAGGCCAACTGGGTGGCGCGCGCCGGCGGGCGGCCCGAGCAAAGCGTGAACCTGGAGCCTGCCCGCTGGCGGCAAGTGACAGAGGATATTCGCCGGGGTGACTATTTCAAGGGCACTAAGGGAGCAATTCCGGGCATAATTGACCTGGCGGGCAGTTGGCTGATGCACGGCATGATACCGCGGATCAAACTGGGATCGTTCCAGGATATGGCGGCGAACATTCTCAAAGAGGCGGACCACAACAATTGGAGCGAAGAAGAGATCAGGAGCCGGATGCAGTCGGCCTGGGACTCAGTAGACAATCGCTATGGCCAGATGGTCTATGACAACCGCTTTTGGAACCGCGTCGCGCTTGAGATTGCCCAGCTTGGGATCCGCAGCGTCGGCTGGCAGGGCGGAACCTATAAGGAGTACGGTGGCGGAGTGACAGACGCAGCCAAGGCTTTTGCGCGAGCAGCCTCACGGAAGAAGCCCGAGGTTACGCACAAGCTGGCTTTCAGCCTTGCCACGCCGATCTATACGGCTCTGATTGCGGCAGTTGGGACTTATCTGATGACCGGCCACAAACCCGACACCGACAAATATGGCCTGAAGGCTTACAGCATGATCGAGACGGCTGACGGAACCATGCTCAGCATCCCAGGCTATTCGAAAAACTTGATGTCAGTTGGGGAGGACGTAGCTCAAAACGGGATCCCCTGGCGCACCGCGGTCAACACCGCCAGCCCGGCAATCTCAACATCGCTTGAGATGATGCAGAACAAGGATTATTACGGCAACGAGATCAGGAACGAGGACGATCTTTACATCTCAAAGACGCTGGGCAAGAGCCAGGCGGGCGAGTACGGCAAGTTTATCGCCAGCCAGTACATACCGTTTACGGTGAAGAGTTTCCAACAGCAGCGCCAGCGCGCCGGAGAAGGAGAATTTTCTGACATCAGCGAGGAAAAAAGCGGTGGCATGAGCCTGTTGAGTTACGCAGGTTTCCAGCCTGCGACACGGGTCATGCAGAACTCATCTGCCATGAACCTGGCTGAGCACTACCGCGACGAAACGCCGCAGGCGCCGCGGACGGCAGAGCAGGCCGAGCACAACCGAACCTTTCGGAATCTGGTCAAGGCGTTGGAAAACGGCAATCTCAACCAGAATAAACTGAATGAGGCGATGGAAAAGGGACGCATAACCAGCCGGCAGTATAGCGAGGCGGTCCGTGAAGCCCACTGGACGCCACTGGAGCGTGTGACCAGCCGGCTCAGCTTTACCCAGGCCATGCAGGTATGGCAGAAGGCCAATCCCCAGGAAAAGGCATCACTGCGCGATCTGATGGCGGAGAAGAGTCAGCACCAACTGGAGACGGTCTACGAGCAGGAGGGCGATCAGGCGGCACAGGAGTTGCAGGCGAGACTGAAGCAGCAGGGAATTTTAACCGATTAGACGGGGTCGATCTTGAAATCTTCATCGGTTTCCGGTCCAAGCAATTCCCTAGACTCTAGGCATGGAGACACCGATGCGAGGCAGTGTTTTTGCCCGTTCTAACAACCCGCAAGAGCCTGAAAAACAATAACACAAACTTGCGCAATTTTTCAAATCGACGCAAATTAAGTAAACAGCCGGATTCCTCCGGCTTGTTTGCCAGCGGATTGAAGAAGTTCTGGTGTGCGATGAGGGTTGGTGCTCAGAAGGACTTTTGTTGCGAGGAACCACTTTTAATAATAACGGCGGCGACCAAGGGGATGAGGTCGCTAGGAATGAACAGGCGCGTTTGAAGAATCTGGGAATTCTGGTCGAGCATTACTAACTCGTACTGGAAACATACTGAAGATGTGATGCCGGGTTGCGACACACATTTGTATCTTTCCTTTGGGAATTGTTTGATCTGTAACTATTTCATTCCCCAAAACAAACCATCTTTGAGAGAAAGGGGTGATTTTATCTTGATACCGCAATTCAACGAAACCAAGCATCCATAGATGAATGCGAGTTGCAATGTTCATTTTGACAACGCCCTCAGAAATTGTCTGATCGGTTATGATTTCTTGGTCTGCGAGAGTGAAAGAAGTTTTCATCCGTTTAACCTCGGTTGCATTATATCAGACACAGCCGGATTCCTCCGGCTTGTTTGCCAGCGAATTGAAGAAGTTCTGGTCTGTGATGAGGGTTGATACTCGGAAGGGCCTTTGTTGCGAGGAGCTACTTTGAGGGGCTGGCTGTTAATGGAAGTATAGCACCATGTATGCTGATTTTACCACCAAGAGGAGAAACGCCGATGGAGCTGAAGGATCTAATAGCCGAACTGCCAATCGAAAAACAGTTGGAAATTGCCAATCGCGCTGGAATTGAAGTTTCAAAAATGCTAGGAGAAGAAGCTGGAATTATGGATCCAAAGCTTGGTTACGATCCCGCTTACCACTGGGATGTTGCCAAGGGATTCGTCTATCTTCTTATAAAGGGAGAGATCCGAGGAGAAGAACGTGCGGCCCGCCAGAAAGTCGAAAAACCTACAGCTTGAATTTGTTCGCTGATTATGTTTCACCCGAACCGCCCGGAGCGCCCGAAATGCCGAAAGCCAAAAAGGATGCCTTCAAAGGATTAACGCTGGACGAGCAGCGGTTCGTCTTCCATTTTCTGCGCGAGAGTGTGAGCTCGGAGAATGAAAACGAGCAGATCCGATGGGCAGAACGAAAGAGCCGCATAGCTCAGGGAATGGGAGAAAAGTTTCTCAAGCGCGAACACGTGCAGCAGGAGATCCAGCGCCGGCGCGCCCAGGTGGAACTGGAGCAGGCCCGGCTCATCGCTCGCGACCAGGCAAAGCTGGCCGCCGAGGAAGACAAGCGAAAGACGGTGACGCTCGACAAGCTCGAGGCTGCGCTTGACGGCGTGGTAAATCTGAATCCGGAAAAGCACGGATCGACAGTGCTGGCCGCTATTCAACTAGGTCTTGTCTATACCGGAACGATCAGGAACGGAAAGCAAGCGCGCGTGACACCCGCAGAAACTACTTCTGAAAACTCCAGCGATGGTTCGGATGATATTTATAAGAGCGTTTTCTCTAAAATGCGCGAGGAAAATGAACCGTCTCCAGCAACGTATGCGCAGCCGATCTTTCCCGAGGAATCCCCAGCAGCATTGATGCCGGACCAACCGGCGCCGCGGCCACCCGTGCTGCGCGTGAACCAGCCAGCGGCCCCTGCTCCGCCTTTGGCGGGGAATCCTAAATCCAAGAAAAACTCACTTGAGATCAAAATCACGTAATTTCTGCGTCTGTGTGTGGTACAAGAGATACATGAGGTACAGAAATGAAGTGCCGGATACGGTATAGTCCAACAATTTGGATAGAATTCGATGCTCCAGACCCATTGCCATGGAAATTAGACGTTCCTGCGGGTCTAAAAGTTGGCCCGCAGCCAGTTGCCGGAAAGCATGGTTATCCAAGTTTTAGGGATGCTCTGCGCGCTTTTCAGTGGTTACTGCAGATGAAAAAGAGAGGGTGGCTGCACCGATGAAGCGTAATCGCGTTGCCGAACTCGCGCATCGCTTGAGTCGTTGGCGGGAGTTGTATCCCGATATACGCAACCAACGATGTATTTCGCTTGAATATGAGCTTTCCATTGAGGAAGCGCGTCGGCGTTTCCCAAACTTTGACCAGTATGTAACTAGGCTTACGCATCCGTGTAGAGGTTGAAATGCCAAAAATGAGACTGCATGTTGACCTGAAAAAGCGGCACAAAGCAATATGGGGGAGGAATAGATGCTGGGTAGTGTCTACAATTCCAGGCAAGAACTCCTGGCTCCGAGAAGCTTTCATGCGGGCCACGCTGGACGATTCTCGGCAAGGGGACAGGTTCAAATCGATGTTTATGCGCGACTGGAGCCCATTGCCATCCGAGGAAAAGCCGCCTGAACTGCACAAGGAGTGGAGTGTGGTGCGCCTCTATCCGAAGCAGCAAGAAATGCTCAATGATCCACGCCCGATGAGATTGTTTGGCGGCAGCCGCCGGTGAGGAGCAACAAGATTATGGCAGTTCTGATCGAGCGCCGAGAATGGGTGCATACGCGAGAAGTTGTGCGCTTTTTGATGAAGCAACCGGACCAAATTTCGACAACCGCCGCTATCGCTGAAGCGCTGAACGAAGAACAGGAATCTGTGCGCGCCGCCTTGTTACGGTTGCAAAAGGTTGGAAGAGTGGCCGAGATTCACCCAGGCATGTCCGGAATGTGGCATCTCGAATAGAAAGGTCAACCATGGCAGTTCTGAATCTACGAAACGTTCCTGAGGATTTAATGCGACGCTTACGCGCCGCCGCTGCGATCGATGGTCATCCGTTCCACGCTTTTTGTGTGCGTCTGCTCGAGAGCGGCCTCGAAGACGCCTGCCCCTCCTATTCGAAGCTTCCGCCAATCCGTCCAGAGCTTCTATCAAACCTTAAAAACTCTCTCTCAGAGACCCCAGCGTGGACCCATCCGGGAAGCCGGCCCGAGAAAGAGATTTTGCAAAATCGAGCACAGATTATTCCAGAAATTATTCCAGAACCTCCTTCCGATGAACCTCTGGAGACCCGGATCACCTGATGGCCACGGCCACGATCTCACCTTATCCACCCTTAATTGCACCGCCTTACGATTTACATCCTGCTGGATGGAGACCGCCCTGGTGGCCGCTGAGCCCAGCCCAGCAAGCGGCTATCAACTGCCGCGCCCAAATGCTTATGTACGGAGGTGCCTCAGGTGGCGGGAAAACCTCATTTCTTGCGGCTGACGCGATGCAGGAGTATCGCAACCCTTATTTGAGAGCCCTAGTCCTGCGGCGGTCCTATGTGGATATGCAGGAAATCTCTGACCAAATGCAACGGATGTACGAACCCCTTGGAGCTCAATGGAAAAAAACAGGTAAGTTCTCCGGCTTTGCTTGGGTTTTTCCCAATGGCGGCCAGATTCAACCGGGCTACCTGCGACATCCAAAAGACCTGGAGAAATACCGCGGCAACCCACGCAGTTACTTGGGTGTAGATGAAAGCAACCAGCACCCCGAGAAGCTGATCCGCGAGTTGATGGGTTGGCTGGCTCCCCCGCGGCGGCAGATGCTTCACGCGCGCGCGCGCTTCACACCAAACCCCGGCGGCCCCGGCCAGGGATGGCAGATGGGCGTATTTCTGCGTGGCAAGTGCCCTGTACATTATCCAGCCAGCCGCGAGGACGATCGACCGTCGGAGACCAGCGTTTATCCTGGACGAATTTACAGAGGAACGCGCTGGCCCTCCGATGACAAGCCTACGATGAAGACAACGGCCTTCATCCCAGCCCGCGTGATCGACAATCCCCTCTATGATCAGGAAAAGATTGACGCCTTGCTTATGCAGACCGAGGCGATTCAGCAGCAGCTGCTCTATGGCTGCTGGTGCAACGCTGAAGGCCTCTACTTTCCATTCCTTCGACCGGAGTACATGCTGCCGATTCAGGAGGTTCCTGACGAGTGGTGGTGGGGTCACTTCATCTCGATCGATTATGGCTTTGGCAACTCGGCCGCCGCGGTGGGAATGTACACCGTGGCTCCCTCAGGTAAGGTCTTCAAAGTGCGCGAGCGCGTGGTGCGCAAGATGGCTTCGCAGGAGTTGGCCCGGCGAATCTGCAAAGATGGTTTTGCGGCGAGCGACGATCCCAAGATGCCGGCACAGGATGCCTGGCTAAAGAAGCTTCGACCGCGCGATCCAGAAGGACCGCGGATACTCTTTGCCATGACCGACCCGGCCAACGACCAACACACCGGCACGGGTCGAAGCAACTACGAGATCATCAAGGAAGTGTTCGCTGCGCATGGCGTTCCGTGCGTGCTGGGCGCTCATGATCCCATGGGCAACGCGCAGCACCTCTACAATGGTCTGAGCAATCGCTCGCTGGTGGTAACCACCGCCTGCCCGTACACCTTCAACACTCTGACCAGCCGGACAATCGACGATCGCAACGCCGTCAAGAAGGAAAAGGGCAACCCACAGGACGACTGTTACGACGAATCAGCGTATGCCTGGAACAGTTGGATTGCGGAGAGCGTGAAGCCAAAGAGGATGGCTTTGGAAGAAGAGATCGACCAGATGCGCAAGGACGGGATGGATGAGACCAGCCTGGCCCGCCACGCCTGGCAGCGCAACCAGCAACTGCGAACCGAAGAGCAGAAGGCGAGCCGGGGAATTGCATTGAGCGGCCGGCGAATCGGGCGCACGGTGACGAAGCGCTAGGCAGCCTTGCGGCGCTCAGCTTTGATCTCGGCTCGCCATTCGCATGCAAACCTCTCAGCTAGCTTATTTAAATTGGGCCGATCAATTTCCAGAGTACAAGCGGTACAGTAACGCACTCCAGCATACACTGGAGAGCCGCAGGCATAGCAAATCGCGTCGCAACCAATGCACGGTCGAGGCGCATTGAGATCAAGAGGCGGGTCCAAAACCGCAGAATGATTGTCCATGGTGTACCTCCTGTACCTTTATACCGCAGGTCAAGAGAAAAATACAAGAAAAAAGATATGAAAATTAGAATATAAATGCCGCGGCAGGTTTCCCGTCCCACCGCGGCTTGTTCTGTTCTAGGTAAACCGTCCCAGATGAACGGAAGAAGCAAGGTTCTCCTCTCTACACGGATTTACGTCAATACAACCTCGTCAATCTTTTCCTCGTCAAGCAAATCAAAGAGTGTTGGGACGGAAGAATCGCGCTCAGCCTCTTCAGCATAGTGACAGGCGTCGAACCAGTAGTTTGTTGCCAGTTCGACGCCGTGGCCACGCCGGCTCAGCATAACCGCCCTCATGGGCACGGTCCCTATCCCAGCAAAGGGATCAAAAACAATCTCTTCTGGCATAGAAAACTGGTTGATGGTCCGGTCTACGATATCGAATTGAAGCGGGCAAACGTGCATTTCGCGGTTGCTATTAGTTTGATTCAGGTTGAGGGTCCTCATCCTGGCTATGTCGGTCCATACATCCTCGTGCCAGCTTTGAGGCTGGAGCAGCATAAAGGTCGCCGGGAGTCGACTACCCGCGATTTTGCAGGGGCACTCCACGCACTTACGGTCTCCAGTGTGGATGTGTCCACATTCCTGACACCGCTCCAGGCTCTCACTCAACTCGACGTGTCGCTCAAAGTTGTAGACTTGGCGCATCGAATCCTGGCGAAAAAGCTTGAAGATGCGCTCGTGTGAAACTCCGACAAGATCTTCTGCCGTGAGCCAGCGGTTGCCGTTTGAGCGCATAAATCCGTGAGCATCGATCTGCCAGCGAGACCGGGTATAGTAAGCTTTGTTTTTAACTACAGGAACATCGGCATAACCATTGCTTGTGTCTGTAGGTGGCTTACGGAAGAGCAGCAGATATTCAGGCATCCCGGCGCCCATGCGCGATCCGTCTTTGCATTGCTCCGTCCAACCAAGACGATAGGTCTGATTGTTTTCTCGAACAACATCAGTGACGATGGTCTTGCGCGCCAAAAAACCGAACCCGCCTTGAATGAAGTGGCGGACGCAGTCGTCTGAGAATGGATAGACGGTCTGAAATCCCATGCCGGTCAGGCCACTTGGCGTGATACGGTCTTTGACGTGTACCGCGCAGACGCGTCCAGGCTGAAGTACTCTGAGTAGTTGAGGAATCAAATAATCCATCTGCGCCCAAAAATGATCATTGGATTCTGTGTGCCCGAAGTCGCGGAAGCTTGGCGAGTACTCGTATTGAGTGCTAAAAGGAATGCTGGTAACAATCAAATCAACGCTTCCGTCTGCCATGGAGCGGCACTCTGGAACACAATCGTTGTTGACCATCGTCCAGTTTGCTCCGCGCCGCTCGATGCGCTCTACTTCCATCTTACGGTTTGCCTGGTCGGCCAGTGCGTTCGCTCCAAGGCCGTACTTACGAATAATAGAAGTCATGTTGAAGACTAACTCGCGATGCTTCTCCCACTTCTCTTCAAGCGCCCGTTTGATTTCTCGTTCCGCCTCGGTGTAGATAATATCGATTTTGACTGGATATTTCTGGAGAAAACGGTGAATGCGGTGAATCGCCTGAATGAAGTCGAAGAACTTATAGCCCACTCCAAGAAAGATAGCATGGTGGCATTGCTGAAGGTTCACTCCAGCACCGTACATGATGGGCTTAGAGACAAAAGCATCTGTCTCCCGGCCACGCCATTGGCCCATCAATTCCTCACGTTGGTCAATATCCTGATGACCGTAGAGAGAGGAGTAACTGATACCCAGTTCGTCAAGCAGGGAGTCAACAGCCTTTTGCTCATCGTTCAGATCACACCAAACAATAAATTGCCCGCTGTCAGCGGCTTCAATGATGGTTCCGAGTTTCTCGATTCTCCGACCGAGACTACTGCGCTTTTCAGAAGCTGCCGCACTCAATCCAATTGCTGAGTTACGCAGCAATCTACCTTGACCGCTCGGCTCCATACCGGCGTTTGTGTGGTCTGATTCAACCTCGTGCCAGAGTACTTCCATCTCAGGCATTTCGTAGCCTGTAGCATCGAAGCCAAGATCAGCGGGTGATTGCAGAAATACCCCCCAGGTCGAACACCAAAGCCAGAAGTCTTGCTCACGGCTTGGCATGAGTGTTAGTTCGTCAGCGTGCTCCGAGTTTCGCTTGAAGAATTTAGTTTTCGCGTTAGAAATATCCATCACGTCAAGAAAAGCCGAATACGCCAATAACTCAATAAAGTCGTTCGGCGATGGGGTTGCCGTCGCGACAAAGCGATAAATGCCACTCCCCTCAAAGAATCCCATCATCGTGCGAAAGGTTTTTGTTCCTCCAAATCCGCGCAGACAGGCCGCCTCATCGAGCGATACAGCAAGAAACTCGCGGGGATTCATTTTCCCATCACGCACGGTTTCATAGTTGGTGACATAAAGGCCTGTGGCCCCGCACTCTTCGATGGATCGCACAAAGGTCAGAGTAATTCCCAGCATTGTCGCGTCGCGCATAAACTCGCCACGCACGCCGAGCGGAGCGACGATCAAACATCTGCCGCCAATACGCTCTCCAAGTATCCTCAATATTTCCAACTGACAAACAGTCTTACCTAACCCAAACGATGCGAAAATGGCCGCACGGCCACGTTTCAGAGCCCAGCGAACAATTGCTCGCTGATGGGGTTTCAGAATCGCGTTGATCTCGCTGTCTTCAACCACAATTCCCATATCAGGCGTGGAAAGAACTTTGGCGCGCAAAAAATCTTCGTAGCTGATTGTACTGGTCATTCCGGTTTCTTCCCTTCTGTGTGCATGGAACCCAGGTGACACTGGAAGCATCCCCAGCGGCAATTCTCAACCGTCCAATCCCCGCCGGCGCCGCGCGAGCGAAGATGAACAAGATGGCCATGGCTCCAGGGATCTGGCCCAGTCCATTCCAGCACTCCCTGGACACAATCCTTGCTCAGATTGAGCTCACAGCGCCCCTCGGCCCGCTGGTAGACCTGCCAGCGCAGCACGGTCTTTTCTTTCGCACTGGGCTCACCTCTGCGCGGCCGTGCGCGCTTCTTGCGCCGGATGGAGCTGTACGGTAGAGGAAAGATCAAGTTTAGGCTCCCTTCGCGGCGAGTGCTGGTTTTTGTTCTACGAGTGCCATCACGCGCGCCACGCCCTTGCGCGGCCCACGTTTGCGCGCGCTCATCACCTTAGCCCTAACCAACAAATCGAAGGTTGTTAACGTCGCACGATCAAGCCAGAGATTGGCTGTGTGGTCTTCTGTGGGTTTCTCATCCCGTAGTAAGATCACTGGCAAAAAGTGCGACGCAACTCTGCAAAGATTGCAGATAGTTAGATCGTTGTTGATTGTTTCCGGCGGTGCGGCAGGCCATTGTTGGATAAGAACTAAATCGATTGCATTTGGGTTTGTCAGGAGAGCAGATACGCCTGCAATGTCGCAGGCCTCCATAACTCGATAACCGTTGGTTCGCAAGACAAAGACCATAGTCGATAGCCGTTTTTCGTTGGGATCGACATAGAGAATTGTTTTTTTGGGGGGCATGGTTCTACTTATCCTCGGGATTGCGGGGGTTACAAACGACGCCGTCAGCATCGATATAATCCAGTTTTACATACTGGCTAGACTGGGATGGAGGCAGTAAACTTTTCTGGCCTACCATCCTTGGGTCTACGCAGTCGCGATGCCGGGCGGTGAGTATCTCATAGCGATCATGGCGATGAATACCGCCTCCGCACTCCGCACAGTGAAGCTTGCCATCCGGCAGGGGCTTCCTTACGCGCAGAGTGCGGAAACGAGCAGGCCACGGAATCCAATTAAACAAATGCACGGTGATCCTCCGTAGTTAGGCCAGAATCGGTATTTCCTTGGGCAGATTCTCTTCAAGGTAGATCTTGATGGCCCGCATGGTGTCGCCCTGCCACTTGGTGCCATCCACGTTGAAGAGCGCAATCCCTGGCGTCTGGTCTGGCGTCTGCTTGAAGCGAATCAGGAACTGACTCTCCGCCGGCGGCGCCTCAGGGAAGGTACGCAGCGGAATCAGGGTAATGCGCGGCGGAATCTTGACTTCTGCCTGGGTGATGCGATTTTAATCGCGAGAGTGTTCACGTCCTGGGCTTTGACCAGGCGCTCGATTTCAAGAATGGTTTTTGAATCTTCCAAGGTACACCTCCTCAGGTGTCGGTTTATCGGGTTGCGGTTGCGTCGATGGCGGAGCGGTGAGTTACTCGCCAGAGGCGGTTTGTTTGAAGTCGAGGACGTTCTCCTTTTCCTTTGGCTGCTCGAAGAGCCAATCCTGGCGTGGATCGGTGTCGAAGAGCAGAGGACGGTCCTCGGTATCCTTGCCGAGGTAAATCCGGCTGGAGTGATCGGCGATGCCGGCGAGCTTCACGCTGGCGCGGGTGGTGACGTCAATCGCCTTGCGGTCGGCATCAGGCTGGAAAACCAACTCGAAGGTGACCTTGCGCTTGGCGGTGGCTTTGGTGTTTGAGTCGGCGATGTTGGCGGCTATCTTGGCAATCTCCAGGTTGAAGAGTTCCATCAGCGCGCCGTGCGCAATGGAGCCAAGGTTTACGGGCTGCAGATCAGGTTTGGACACGGGCACCTCCGGTGCTTTCAGACGGGTTGCGGTTGATGGTCGCCGATACGACGGCTTTTACGGGTAGATAAACTATATAAATACCCGTAGTAGTAGTAGTTGCCTGTGGAAGTTTCGGATTTCTCGCCAAGTTTTAGCAAAGAAACCCAGTTACAGACGCGCTCCCTGTGGATCATTCTGTGGACGCTTTTCTGTAAAAGTGGATAACCGAGCAGTAAGGCACCCGGTTTTCCTTCACTGTACGCGCGTTGCACAGGGCTGTGGATAAACCCTGTGGAAAATTCGGAAAAGTAGTCAAAAATCCTTGGGCAATAACTATCACAGAAGAGCATTAAAGCGTAAAGCAAAACACAGATAATAATAGTGATAGCCGCAGCCTTCAAACAAGCAAAACATAGCGATCTGCTAGGCTGTAGGTAACGTCGACGATCAACCTCTGAGTGATTAAGTTCAGCAACGCTCTGCATAGCTACATGCTCACCCCAGGGCCGCACAACCCCATCGTCGTCGAGCATCTTGATTCCATCTTTAGTTACCCACATCACTGGCATTTTAGACCCCCATATATCCTTGTTCTTTTTAGGCCATGGAAAGCGGCGCCACATCCAGCGCTCGCGGGGCCTGATTCTTTGCCTTGGGCGCGCCAGAGAAGAAACTAACCCTCATCCCTCCCTGGTCGGCGATAGCGGCTCTGGCGGCCTGCCAGTCGGCACGGTTGCGCATCTCTGTGATGGAGACGAAGTGATCTCGGCCGCCACAGTCGGAATGAATGAATCCGAAACCCTCATCCAAAATGCGAAAGAGGGTTCCGGTCAGCCGGGGAGGCCGCATTGGTGTAACCGTGGTACGCAAAGCTCGGATCATGCGAACATCTCCAAAATCACCGGTTGACCTGTCCTTGAACAGGCGAAGCCGGCAGTCGTGCCGCATCAGGATCGAAGTAGACCAGGCAGGAACTGGTGAGCATCAGCGCAGCGATCGATGCTGCCTTCTGCAGGGCCACGCGCACCACCTTGGCGGGGTCAACGATACCGGCGGCAACCATATCCTCAAACTTTCCGGTGGCGGCGTTGTAGCCGTGGCTTAGCTTCCCTTTATGCAACTGTGCCAGCCTGAAAACCTGCTGCACAATCTCATCGGGATTCTGCCCGGCGTTGGTAGCGATGAGCCGTAGGGGCGCGCGCAGCGTCTGCGCAACCAGGTTGGCGCCCAGGGCGAGATATGCCGGCATATCCTCGGCGGAGTTCTCGAGCAGCTGCGCCGCGGCAAAGAGACACAGACCACCCCCCGGCACAATTCCTTCGGCAACCGCGGCGCGCACTGCCAGCACCGCATCTTCCACGGCGTCGCGTAGGGCCCGCGCCTCAGCTTCAGTGGCGGCGCCAACATGAATCACCGCAACCGATCCAGTCAGCCGGCCAGCTCTCTGCAGCATCTGCTCACGTGCCAACGGATCCTGAATCGCCTGAGCCTGTTCAACCAGTGAGGCGGCAAAGCGGGAGACTAGCTCTGGATCTTCCGGGTCGTTGATTCCGCCCTCGATAATCGTTCGGCTGTTGGAAACCACCGCGCGAGTAGCCTGGCCGAGCCGCGATCCGGTTTGCAAGCCTTTACCCTCAGAGACCCAGCGGGAGACTACCTCGCCGCCGTCACTCTTGAGCACTACCCCTCCAGTAACGAGCGCCAGGTCGGCCAGCATGGCTCGGCGCAACTCGCCATAAGCCGGCGCGCGCACCGCACAAACCTGAATCGTTTTGTTGAGATGGTTGACGGAAAGCGTAACCGCCGCATCGCCCTGGATGTCGTCGGCCACAACGAGCAACGGCCGCGGCTCGCGGATCTGGGTTTTTCCGTCGCTGCTCAAGCCGGCGCAGAAAGTGAGCAAAGGCCCAAGATCATGCAAGGTCGGCAGAGTTCCCATGCCTTGAGTCAGCACGCGCTCGGTGATAAAGATGTACGGATTCTCAAGAATGGCCACACCTCGGTTGCGCTCGGTGATGAAATCAGGGCTGGTGAATCCCGAGTCGAACTGAAATCCCGTGCGCAATTCAAGGAAGGTCTGTTGACTATTCGAGTCTTCAAGGGTGATCAGACCGTCCCGGCCAACCTCGCGCACCGCCTTCAAGAGCAACTCGCCAATCGCGGTATTGCCGTTTGTTGAGATGGTGGCCACCTGGGCAATCTGTTCCTCGGTGGGCGCCACGGCTACCTGCTTGATCCATGTAGCCACCGCTTCAACTGCAAGAGCAATGGAACGCTGCAGAAGGACAGGCGAGATTGAGACAGGCTTGCGGACGCCAGGTATACGAGCGATCCACGGAAAGCGATCTCCCAACCAAGCTGGCCCGGGCATGGTATAGGCTGTCCCCGAAACGAGCTCCAAACCACTCTTGAAGAGGTTGTGAGCCAACACGGTGGCGGTGGTGGTTCCGTCTCCCGCTTCTTCGACCGTCGCCCGGGCAACCGCCTGAACCATCTTAACGGCGGCATGGTGGATAGGGTTGGTCAGTTGAATATTGCGCGCGACCGTCACGCCGTCTTTGGTGACCAGAGGCGTGTCGCCGGCGCGGTCGATAATGACGTTCCGCCCGCGTGGCCCAAGAGTGGACCCGACAGCAAGAGCCAACTGGGTGACGCCTTCGAGCAGTTCAGGGTGGAGCTGACCGCCAGGACGCACCTGGCCGGCAAAGAGCAGGGCTTTACTCATTGGTATCGCTTGACCTTTCTGTGGGCTGGTAAGGACCGCGGTTGTAGATCAATTCATCCTGTCGCATCAGCAGAAGAGATTCTTCGGGCTGGCCATCGACAGAGAGAATGATTTTCTTGTCCTGGCCGGCATAAGTGGGAAAAAGAACGTGATCGCCGGGGCGGACATCGGGAGGGATGAGAATGCCATTGTCGGTGACGCGGCCCGGCCCAATCGCCAATACAACACCCTCGCCGGGACGTTCCGCCTGTGTGTCGGCGATAATCATGCCGCCGGCAGTCTTGACCGCATCAAAGGGACGAACAAGGATATGATCGCCAAGCGGGCCTGACTTAGATACCAGACTTTCGTTACCTGGAAAATGAAGACAAGTGCGCAGGTGATTGCCTGCCGTACTCCGCAAAGGATCAAAATAAACGCCACATTCAGGGCACGTTGGAATTTCAGCGTTGCCTGGATGATAGAAGACACAAGAGCGCAGATGATTATCACACTCAGGTCTTGAGGGATCGTAACGAACGTTGCAATGAGGGCACTTCGCAAAGTCTTTTTCAGCCAAGAGAAATCTCCTTCGAAGCATTTGTTACTTTACGGCGGGTTTGGGTTGAGGCACTGGTTTCGGGGCGGGCTGAAGCGCGGCGGTCTGCGGATTCCAGATATAGCCGGGATGCTCGGCAATAATCGTCTGAATCAGCGCGCCATATTCCTGCTGCAAGGCCTGCTGTTGCTGTGAAAGCAAAGTCGCCTTGAGCTGAAGGTTTTCGAGTTTGAGCCGTTGAACCTCGGTTGGCTGGGGCAGCGCTTCACGAACAGGCGCACCTGCCACTGTAACCAAGTCGGGAACAGCCTGCTTATCGCGGCCGGTTACGACGGGATGTGCTGTTTGTGGTGCGGCTGTAGAAGTTGCGAGCATCAGGGCGCACAGAGGCGCCAAGGTAGAAAACAGTTTGATTTTCATGCAGAATCCTTTCAGGAATAAAGATGCGGAAAGGCGTGGCCGGCGAGCGGTCAATGCCAATGTAGCGGATGTCGTTGGAAGATAGACCGTAAGGACGTATAGCGTCGAGGTCCGGGGAAAAAGCGGAAAGCATAAAAGCCTTTCCTCCCGATTCAGCGATGTCTTGCGAACACGGGAAGCAGCAGCAGCGTGAAAACAAGTACAAGCGAGACGATACAAAATGTGTCCGCAGTTTGTCAAGAACATTCTTTCACTTCATCAGCACAGCCAAGGCTCGTATGTAGCGCAACCGCAGAGCCGACATCTCCTCGACTGGAACGCCGTTCATGATCGCCTTTGTAAACCGTCGCAGATCCAAATTGTCTCGCAGGTCGGCGATCTTCACTTTGCGTGCCAGCGGACTCGCAGCAATACAGTTGATGTAGGCATCATAATGTAGCCAACCAAGGCGCGTCAGTAGTTTCAGCGCGGCCCATGACCGACCGTGGCCGAGGATTCTCGAAAGTTCCGCCTCACTTCTGTCTGGTGAGTCTTCCAGAACATCATGCAGAATGCCAACCAGCGCAGCATTCACATCCGGCAAAAGGCTCATACCGACGCGCAGGCAATGAAAAAGGTAAGGTTCGCCGGCTTTGTCGACCTGGCCACGGTGGGCGCGCGCGGCGAGATGAATTGCTTCGACCAGCAGAAAAGTTTCAGTTTCAGCAAAGTTAGGATGCGCGGCCGCTTCCTGCGCGGCGCATCCTGCCTCAGCCTCTTCAGGCGTCTGCGGATCAATTCCACCCGGCCCTGTATATACATAAGCGAATGGCTTGGATGTTGGCTGTGTCATTGGAAACTCTCTTTGATCTGAAGTTGTAAAGGGGCGTAAAGAGCAATCGCTGCTGCCACGGCCCGGCGGCGGTTCGAATTGCGCTGAAAGTGGGTGCCGGGGAGCTTCTGGCCTTCCTTGTTCCGGCAAGCTGCGCCGGCGCGCGCCCCACATTGCGGACAGGATGAGTCGTAGCGCAGTTGATAGGCTTTGCATTTCATGGTCACCTCTTTTTGCTGTGGCGCCGCTTCCAGATCATCATCCGAAAAGCAGCGGCGAGTTTGTCAAACCAGGTTGGATACACGTACTCCCAGCGTCGGAGCGTGGACCCGCAGAGTGGACACTTAGGCGGAGCGATCAGAAAGCTTAACTCGTATTGAGGAATGACGCGACCGCAGATGCAAGTGCAGATAGTGCGAATCGCGGCTGGCAACGGTTTGATCTCATAGACACCATCGGGAGTAAAGAGGTAATTGTGTTTGCGAAGTGCAGCGGATCCTGTTTGGTTGACGATGCTGTTGGGCGGAATACAGCCTGCGCTGATCGATGGTCGTGGCCGGCGCAGCCATTTCAAGACGACAACCAGAAAGCCGAGCGCTACCAAGCTGAGCATTCCAAAGCCCCAAACAATCAGGAAAAGGTTTCTAAGTGCGTGCATCATTTTGCAGTCTCGCTTCCTGTCTGTACTGATTCAGCTTACGGTAAAAAGTGGTCTTGCCGATGCCGAGCAGCTTGGCGGCCTTCAGCTTGTCGCCGTGAAGTAGCCGCAATGCGGAAAGAATGGCATTTTTTCAATCAACGCGAGCGGAATAATTCCCGCCTGGGTAACAAGGTCGCCAATCTGTTCTTCGCACTGCGCCTCTTCAACCACCACCGCAAACTCGCTGCGGAGATTATCAAGAGTAACTTGCAAGGTCTCCATAATTTCGTGGACATTTTCAAGCTTCATTTGTTACCTCACTCACGAGATCGATCGTGTATCCCTGTCCTTTGACGGTGCGGATCAGCCCAGGCCAAAGCGCTCGCCGCAGATGGAAGATGTGGAACTCAACCATGTTTTTGTTGCGCGAAGTGCTCTTGGAGAAGATGGGCAGCAGCGCCTCGGCGGTCAGCACGCGACCGCGGTTGAGAAGTAGAGAGACCAGCAGATCGAACTGCACCTGACTCAGTTCGCGCCGCTGACCATTGAGCCGGACCGCGCGCGCCAGCCGATCAACTTCAAGGCCGTTGTGCTCCAATGTCAGCTTTGCTAACTGGCCTTTAAGTTTCTCAATCAGACGCTTTGCTTCATCCGCCTGACGTTCAGCGTGCTCAAGCAATAAAGCGGCATTTAATTTTCTTTGTCTCACGGTGAATCTCCTCAATCTCTAAAGTCGATGGGGTTTGTACGCGCCAACTCCGCAGCTTTCAATTCCTTGTCGAGTGCTCGTGCCTCAACTTCCAGCTTGGCATTGTACCGGCGCCGGCTTCGACCCATCTGCCAAAAACTCCACAGTTCTGCAAGCATAACCACCACAGCAATCCACGCAATCCCCTGCCACGTGATCGCCCACTCTGAAAACTGTTCCAATTGTTCCATGTTTCCTCTCTCAGAAGTTCCAGAAAATACTAATTGAGCCTAGCCCAAATTGAATAACCAGGCCCCAAAGCGATAGCTCGAATCCAACAGCAAACGGTCTATCCCAACCGTTAAAATCACCTAGAGTACCTTTTAGCTGAAATCCCCAGCAGCGATAGAGTCGCAATTGGATGGCTATTTCACCATATTTCGGGTCATACCACCAAGCGAGCATTTTGTGATTATGAATCATGGTTTGGAACCTCCTTTTCTTTCTTGTTCTCCTATCGCATTTCCCCTATGCATATTGATAGTTCTGTGTTCTGCTGCACAATTGCGAGCACCTCATCAAACATGGCTATCCTTCAACGGGCCATATACTCACGGCGCTTGCGTTCGAGATCATCGCGGCGGGCAGTGTAAGCCTTGTAGATGTTGGGAGTAACGGTGAAGAAAGGCTCAAAACCTCGTATGCGGTCGCCAACCAACACAACACGCTTTGAATCAAAGAAAATCTCTGCTAGATAGCGTCCGGCATCCTCTTCTGTCCAAATCATCGGCTCAGCATTTAATTCCATTTTTGCTGCTCCTTGTGCGGTTAACTGCCCGGATTCCGGCCCCGGGCTGGCCTGTTGTGGTTAGAATCCTGCCGGGATGTGCGCGGCGATCCCGGCAATAACAAGGCCCATAATGGCACCTGCGAGGATTACTGCCAAGAGAGCGTAGTTACCGTGGATGTTCATTGTCATCTGCTTACCCCCAACTCCAAAGTACCTCCATCCTGAGTGATTGTCAAGAACTAAATGAAGAAAATCTCGGGAATTTTCCGTGGGCGTGAGTATCCGAATACTAAATCCATTGCCCTTAATAGAGTTGAGCCGGAAACGGAAACCAAAAAAGATGAAATGAGGGCTTGACAAGGGTTTTCAGCGGGCGTAACGTCTGTTGCATGGATGACAAAGAACCAACCTTGCGAGACGTGTTTGCGATAGCCGCAATGCAAACCATGCTCAAGATGGAGCAGTATCAGCTCGCGAGTTCCACTGAAGGGATTGAGGAACTGGCAACATTCATCAACAAAGTGACGTCTACAGTGATCGCGAGCAGGGCTTACCTAATAGCAGATGCGATGATCAAGGCGCGCGAAAAATAATGCTGACCACCACTCAAATTCGCAAGCTGGCAGAAGGAGAATGCTATGAAGAGTAAGAAGGAACTTTTGGAAGAGTTTAAAGTTTTCAAGACCAGGATCAACGAAATAGAAACCAAGCGGGCAGCGGGAGCGCCGTGGAGCGATTTGCGGGCAGCGGGCGCGCCGTGGAGCGATTTGCGGGCAGCGGGAGCGTCGTGGAGCGATTTGCTGGCAGCGGGAGCGTCGTGGAGCGATTTGCTGGCAGCGGGCGCGTCGTGGAGCGATTTGCTGGCAGCGGGCGCGCCGTGGAGCGATTTGCGGGCAGCGGGCGCGCCGTGGAGCGATTTGCGGGCAGCGGGAGCGTCGTGGAGCGATTTGCTGGCAGCGGGCGCGTCGTGGAGCGATTTGCTGGCAGCGGGCGCGCCGTGGAGCTATTTTCTGGCAGTTATTGAAGCACTACCTGATTAATAATGCTGACCACCACTCAAATCCGCAAGCTGGCAGAAGGAGAATGCTATGAAGAGTAAGAAGGAACTTTTGGAAGAGTTTAAAGTTTTCAAGACCAGGATCAACGAAATAGAAACCAAGCTGGCAGCGGGCGCGTCGTGGAGCGATTTGCTGGCAGCGGGCGTGTCGTGGAGCGATTTGCGGGCAGCGGGCGCGTCGTGGAGCGATTTGCGGGCAGCGGGCGCGCCGTTGAGCGATTTGCGGGCAGCGGGCGCGTCGTTGAGCTATTTGCTGGCAGCGGGCGCGTCGTGGAGCTATTTGCGGGCAGCGGGCGCGTCGTGGAGCGATTTGCTGGCAGCGGGCGCGCCGTGGAGCGATTTGCTGGCAGCGGGCGCGTCGTGGAGCGATTTGCTGGCAGCGGGCGCGCCGTGGAGCGATTTGCGGGCAGCGGGCGCGTCGTTGAGCTATTTGCTGGCAGCGGGCGCGTCGTGGAGCGATTTGCGGGCAGCGGGCGCGTCGTGGAGCTATTTGCGGGCAGCGGGCGCGCCGTGGAGCGATTTGCTGGCAGCGGGCGCGTCGTGGAGCGATTTGCGGGCAGCGGGCGCGTCGTGGAGCGATTTGCTGGCAGCGGGAGCGTCGTGGAGCGATTTGCTGGCAGCTATTGAAGCACTACCTGATTAATAATGCTGACCACCACTCAAATCCGCAAGCTGGCACCGCGCACTGTGCGCTACTCCGCCGGCGCGGGCGCGGGACTTGAGCTGGTTGTGCAGCCTTCTGGCCGCAAGTCCTGGGTCTATCGCTACATTCTGGCCGGCAAGCGCGAGAGCCTTACTCTCGGGCAATGGCCGCGGATGTCGCTCGACGCTGCGCGCAAGCGGCGGGACTTGATGGCTGAGATTGTGGCGCGGGGCGAGAGCGCAGCAGAGCATCAACGACGCGAGCGGCTGCGTGCCGGCGACCGGGTGACAGTGCAAGAGTTCGGCGCCCGTTGGATGGCCGAGGTGGTAACGCCAGCCCGCAAGGAGCCGAAGACTGTTGAGCGCTACCTCAAGCGCGACGTCTATCCAGCGCTGGGTGCCCGGCCAATGAACCGTGTGACCGGCGAAGAGGTGCAGCGGCTGATCTTCGCCCGCCGCGACGAGGGAAGCCCAGAGGCCGCCGCTGCGATTCGGCACCTGCTCAAGCGGCTGTTCGATTATGGGCGCGTCTGCGGCGTCTCTGAGGCCAATCCCGTCGACCGGACGCCGCTGCGCTTTGTGACGCGCCACCACAGCCGGGAGCGCTATCTGAGCGCGGCTGAGTTGAAAATCTTCCTGCAAAAGGTGCTGGATGTACGCCTGGGAAGAATCGGGACCGTTCTCGAGTTGATGCTGCTGACTCTCTGCCGCAAGAGCGAACTGCGGTGCGCGCGCTGGGAACACGTTGACCTGAACGTGGGCCTATGGGAAGTACCAGCGGAGCTCTCGAAGACCGGCAAGCCGCACATCGTCTATCTAAGCCAGCGCGCTCACCAACTCTTTTTGCACCTGAAAGGTCTGGCCGGCAATGCTGATGTAGTGCTGCCGATGCGCGACTCGCTGACCGAACCCATGGGACCGGCGACGCTCAACAAGGCGATGAACCGCATTAAGTGGGGGATGCCGCATTTTACGCCGCACGATCTGCGCCGGACGGCCAGCACACACCTGACGGAGATGAAGTACAACCCGGAATGGATCGAAAAAGCTTTGAATCACACACAGCCTGGAGTGCGCGGGATTTATAACCGTTACCAATACGGCGACGAACGCAAGCAGATGCTGCAGGAGTGGGCCTACTGGCTGGAGGGATTGAGAGATGCCTGAAGTAAACAATTTTGATGTTCTGAAACGAATGTCAGATGAGAACAAGGATATTCGCATGGGTGCCGAAGTTCTCAACATGAAAGCGGTTAAGGCTGGCAGCCAGATCACTATGGGAATAGCAGGAAACGTGTTAGCTGCTCTTATGTTTGGCGAGTTGAAAGCCTGCTTGATTCTCTTTAACAAACAGCAATTCGACGAAATGAAAGCCACAATTGAGGCTGAGGGGTTGAAAGATGGCAACTAGGCCACCACTACGATTTACCGAAGAAGATGCAAACGAAGCTTGGGAAGCCTACGGTTTCAACTGTGGTCCGGCTGCGATCTGTGCAATCTGCGGTATGACTCCAGAGGAGATCCGTTCGCACCTTGGAGACTTTGAGTTGAAGCGCTACACCAACCCGACATTAATGTGGAAGATCCTCGAAAATCTAAACGTGCGCATTAAAGGCATAAGAGGACTAGCGGATAACGTCCCCAAGCTCTCCTGGCCGCGCTGGGGGCTTGCGCGTGTTCAGTGGGAAGGACCATGGACCGCTCCAGGCGTACCAATCAAAGCTCGCTATCGCCAGACTCATTGGATTGGCGTGAACTCAACCAACCCATCAGACATTGGCATATGGGACGTGAACTGCTTGAACAATGGAAACGGTTGGGTAAGTCTCAGTAACTGGGAAAGCATTATCGTTCCTGCAATTCTCAAAGCGTGTCATCCAAAGGCTGACGGAAGATGGCATCTAACACACACAGTGGAAATTGAGGCATCGGCATGAAGGCCCTCTCTCTCTGGCAGCCGCACGCGATCGCCATCGGGCTTAGATTGAAGCCCTGGGAGACGCGCGACTGGGCGACAGACTACCGTGGCCCGCTGGCCATCCAGGCGGCGAAGAAGGTATTCCACGAAAAAGACTACGAGTGGGATTGGTTCCGCGAGGCAAAGCAAAGGCTGAGCGAAGCCGGCGTGCCGCTCTGGAAGCTGGATTACGGCAAGGTGGTTTGTATTGTGGACCTGGTTGACTGCGTTCCATGCGTCTCGATCCAGCCAAAACTGAAAGGGACGCCGCAAGCCTTCTGGGGAGATTTCAGCCAATTCGACGCCGACAGCGGAAAGCTGCGCTACGCCTTCAAGTTGGAGAATGTTCGCCTGATCCCAGAAAAAGAGCGGCCAGAGATTCGAGGGATGCAGGGTTTCTTTGAAGTACCGAACGAGATTGCATTGTGGGGGTGAGTTATGCCAACTCTTCAGTTTGCTCTCGACTTCACGCAGAAGCTTCCGACACCAACGCAAGAGCGGATAGCCGACGGGATGCGTCAGGCGGACGAGAACGCGGACAGCCGGTGGCGTCACATCTTCGACGGCTGTGTTCTGGCCGCAGCGCGCAAGAAACCGGAGATCACATCAGACGATGTGCTGGCCGAGATTGAGGCATTGCCGGAGCCTCCCAACACACACAACCTAGCCGCAATCGGTCCGGCGATGAAGCGTGCGGCGGAGATGGGTTTGCTGGCGTACACCGACCGAGTAAAGCGGAGCGAACGACCGGAAAAGCACGGAAACAGGCAAAACATCTGGCAAAGCCGCTGTTTTGTTTCGCATTCATAATGTCGGGCGCTCTACGCGCTCAAGCTGGCGAAGGAGGGACGAAATGGCTGAAATCATGATGAGAGACGCAATCCGAAGAACATGGAATCAAGACGAAAATGCATACACTCCGGCAATAAATGGAGAAGTAGTGTTTTACGCTGATTATGCCGATCTGGAGCGCCAGCTTGCTGAAATGACTGCCGACCGAAATCTATGGAAAGATGATCATGACGGGGATTGTCCTTACAAAACACAGCTTGCCGATTCGAGGAGCCAACTTGCTATGAAAAAATGGCCCACGAAGTACGACGAGCTGATGTGTGATCCGGTGTTCCGGGCGGCTTACGCTAAAGAGTGGGCAATAACGGATGGAGATAATAATTTAAGAATGCAACTTGACGATAACCCACCGCAGCCTGATAAGCCTTTTACAATCGCCCATCCGTCTTCTGCATCAACGAGCGGAACCATGCTGGATGAGGCGCGTATTCCACGGAGCGAGACTTCCGCTTTTCCACAGAGATTTGCACTGCCGTCTTGACATCTTGTACCAGAAGGTACAAAGATACAGGTGCTAGAGGGGGAAGAGGGGGAGTTCAACCCTTCGAAATTTCCGTTTGCAAAAGTTTTCCGAAAATAAAGTTTCCTCAAAGCCCTCAGACGGCGTATTCTGACCACATCTGAACAGTTTTTTGCTGCCAGAAACACACATCCAGTGAAGCGCAGGCAGAGAGGCGGCAGGTTGGGCAGGGTTTTCCAATCGCAGAGCGCCGGGGATGATGGATCCCGAACACCAAACCCGAGGAGGCGCGGCTTGGCACGTTCGAAAGCAGAGAAGGGCAAGCCAAACGATCTTACGATCTGCATCTTGCATCACCGCGAGGAGTACCAGTTTCCTCTTCCGGGCCGACAGTGCGCGAGCAAAGTGCACAAGCACACGATTTACTCAGTGGCTAAATACCTGGTAGATCAAGGCATGGCTGAGTGGATCAGGATCAAGATTGTGAAGACCAGCCGCTCCGGCAAGATCAAGGAAGAGGACCGCGAGGTACCGGCGATCCGGCTGGTTCCGCGGCGCACCTGGAAAGGCAGAGTCAGCGACCGGCGCGGCAAGGCACCGATGAAGGTTATGCAGTTGGTGGAATAAGAGGAGATTTTATGAGTTGGAGTGTAGCAGCGACAGGAAGGGCGGCAGCGGTCAAGCAGTCGCTAGAAGAGCAATTCAAGCCGATTCTGGAGAACCTGGAAAAGACTGAAGGGTTCAAGCACGAGTTCGCCGCGGCGGCTTTGACGAAGAAAGCCATCGAAGCGCAGTTGAATTTTCTGCTCAGTCTTGAGAATCCGGGCGGTGTGCGGGTTGAGGCGGCAGGGACATCCTGGAGATCGGGCGATGTGAATGGCCACGCCCAGCTTACTGTGAAGTTTGAGCCAATCGCAAATTTTGTCGGTTAGGCTCGGCGCCAGCTTTCTGCCGCTTCGCTGGCCTTGGGGCTTGGCGAAGGAGAGCGGCCGGCAGCTGGGCCCACGATGTCGCGGAGCTTTGCAGGTTGTTGGGACGGAAAAATGCTTCTCCGAGCATATGCGCCCGATCCCAGGGAGTTGCAAGGATCCGCGATCCTTTTAAGTTTGCGTCTGAGGCGGTAACCGAATGGGCGCAAGACCGAGGGCCGCTCTTTTGCCGGGGCGGCTTTCGGATGGATCACAGGCAAATAGGGATTTGGAGGCAGAACCCAATGAACGAAGATGCAAAGGTAAAAGAAGTCGAGGAGTTGATTACCAAGGCAGCACAAGCTCACGACTCAGGTGACGCAATGCGTTTTTCTCAAGCGGCCTGCAACGCAGCCAACGCTATGCTTATAGTCAAAAACGGCGTTCGTTACAGAACAAATATCTGAGGGTTGCCGGGGCGGCTTTCGGATTTCATAGGATTTACGAGGTTTGGGTACAGATCATACCGGCTTCATTCATTCCAATCAAGGAGATCTGAACATGCACCCATCCGAACAAATCGAACGTTCTGTAGGCACAATCACCGGTATGGCCCAGGCAAATTATGCAGGCCAGTCCTCGCCTCAACCTCCACAGCCTGGGATTGCCAGTAGAATTGGAGATCTTCAGAAGGTAGTAAGTGACGTTCGATCACTTACCTATGATCTGCGTGCGGCGCTTGGCATAGCTTGTCCTTCTGATGCAAACAAGCAGGGGCAACCTGCTTCACTGGCCGACGTCTTAACCGACCTCAGAATTGAGCTTCAGTCAGCAACCTCTGATTTGAAGTCGGCTATTCAACACATCAACTCTTAACCAACCCCGATGTAGACCGAGTGGTGGAGGGACGGTCACCAAGACGCCCCCCAAGGTTTGCGGCGATGCAGTTGAAAGCATCCTCTCTCTAAATAGGGTCCGTCTCGGAAGAACACTGCCGAGTTCCCGGCATATAACCCGAACAGATGAATGCTGGATAGTGGCCAGTGTCGCAATTAGTACGCACGTCAATGCTGTACAAAGGTGATTTCGGACGCGGGTTCGATTCCCGCCAGGTCCACCTGATTCCATCAAAGATGTGTGAGCCCAGTGAAAGCAATCCTCCTCGGGTATGCGAGGGACACAGAAATAGAGGCGCTTTTGATGGAATCAGGTGGGCCTGTCACGGTTTCGACGGGATCAGCGGAGTACAGTTTCGTGCCGGGATTGATGCTCACCGTAACGAGAATCAAACAGAAAACTGCCACTTCACGTGACGGTAAGAAGCTTGCCAAGGTTCTGACCTTCCCGGTCGCAACCGAAGCGCTTCAAATGGCTGCCTAAAAACAGCCGGGGCAAGCCGGGGGCCTGGCAACAGAATCCTGGCACAGTTTACGCCGAAGGAGAAACGCAATGTCTTGGGTTATCAGTTTTTCAGGTAGTAAAAAGCAGGTGCAGGATGAACTGCGCGATGCGGCTATTGAAATCTATCACGCCATGGACGCTCTTGATCGCGCCTCTGGACCCCTTGTCAATGTCTGGGTGAGCGGGTCATCGCAGGCGAGCCCCGTCGACTCAAACGGCTATAACCGCAATGTAACAGGCGCATCTTTCAACGTGGGAAGCTTTGCTCCCGAACCTGCTCCTGATTCGACGCCAGACACGCCCGTAGAAGCCGTTTCCTCGTAAATGCAGGATTTACCGATAACCCATCAACCCGGTAGGTTGATACTGGAGGAGTAGCATGCTGGCATCTGAGATGGAATTGGATGGAGTGTTTGAATCTCCTGAAGACGATCCAGCGGAATGGCTGTGTATGTTAAAACTCCGTCTAGATGAGAGCTTCGATGAGAACACGGGACTGTGTGTAGTTGCTGGATATTTAGGCAACCAAAGGCAGTGGAAAGACTACGTTGGTGCATGGCGGAAAGAGTTAGGGAATCGCAAGTCCATACACGTTGTAGAGTTGCGTCTTGGCTCTGAGAAAGCACCTAAGAGATATGGTGATCTTTTGCGTCGCCTCGGAGGTGTTCCAAAACTTTGTGGATTAAGGCCATTCGCTGGATCGATTTGCAGGAAAGATTATGAGCATCGCATCTCTGGGACTGTCCTTGAAGTCTTAATGGAGGGATACGTCCTTTCGATTCTGGCTCTTATGGATGAGCTAGCCGAACATTTAGGCCAGAATGAACGGGTGCAGGTATTTTTTGAAGAACAGGAAATTCATGCCGTTCTAAGAGAAAGAGCGATGATCACATGGAGAAAACGCCATAGAACATCGTCCGATTGGTCGGTGTTGGCACAATGGGGCTCAACTCCAAAAGGAACTCTGACCGAAGCGTCGGACTATCTCTGCTATGCCCTCATGCAGCGTAGCATTAACAGCATTTCCCAAAAAGCCGTACTGACATCGCCGATTCTTGATGCAGAAACTTGTGTTTGGAATCACCAAGGAAAAGAGATTGTGGAGCAGTGGCTAGATAATATAGCCGTTGGCATCCGATAGTCACGAGTAGTAACAAGAGGATCGAGAGAATTTTCATGGGACTCCTTTAATGATAAACGCGGCAACACAAGACCCCGATTACTGGCCTCCGGCTCGAAGCGCCGCCGAAGAGATCATGTTTGTGGGTTCTCTGCCGAGCATATCTAGCGGGGTGGGAATAAGTCGTCGAGTGCTCGAAGAAAAGCAGCGTCGTCTTCAACGTCTAGAAGATGATGCGTCAGGCGTTGAGACTGACCACGGATTTGTAATCGAGCTTTCTCTGTCTCCTTCTGCAAAGCGGCCACGTAACATCTTGCAGTCTCAGAATTCTCTTCACTTTTCAGCCGGGCCTGATTCATCAGATCGCGATAAGCACGATTCTCTGCTTCAAGTTCGAAATACTGATGCAACACAAGTTGCAGCTTCTTACGATCAATCAGAATTTGAGACATTGGAGCGCCTCTTTCCTCTTTTCTTACGTCTGCTATTAGAAGGCCGTTTCTCCCACCTTGCCGGTGACCTCGGCATTTTCAGCAAGCTGATGACGCAGAGTCCGTCAAAAGTCCTGAGATACAGCCCTCAGGTGGACGAGCCAGGGATCAGCAACGACAGAACAGGCTAGCCACCGACCTCCGGAGAGCCTGTTTTCCTGGCGGGCGGTTGTTTGGGGAAGCGGCCGCCCGCCGGTCGGCATTTAACGAGGCAAGCATGGGCCAAGCCGCAGTAGAACCCGCTCAATCCGCCTTTCGCCACTACGCCGATACGGACACTTATGAGTGTCTAGGATGCCACGGATTGATACCAGTTCCGCGCTTGGCAATCCTCGAAGAGCAGAACGAAATCGTTCGCATCAAAGACGATCCCCTAAACCGAATGCTTTGGCTGGAAATCTTGGAAGAGAAACACCAGAACTGCGCGCACAGGAATCATCATGAGCGGATTCAGGGACGATCGCCGTTGCTGGCCATACCGCACCACGCGGCAGCGCAGGCGTGAACGTCGCGACAAACTGAAGTCAATGAAGATTACCCCGACGCGCCGGCGCCGGGTCTTTTGCGTGACCATCACCGCAATTGCAATGCCGCAGTGGGCAGTCGACCGGCGTATCAAAGGGTTGAGCGCGAGCCCAACACGAATCTGGCTCTCGGCGTCTGACGCGCGCTTTCTGATGAGCCTAGACCGGGCTGAAGGTGGCCGGCCATGGTTCGCGGAATCAGAGTACCGGCGCTGTAGTCTTTGTAACCGGCCTTTGCTGGATGTGGACGCGGCCGCGAGGCGTTACTTGGATGAGAGCACGACAACGGGTAAGCAACTGCCCTGCGGAGCTGACTGTATTGAGGCTTCGAAGGACGGACGGTGGAGGTAGGATTTGACATTAGCGGGCGGGTGCGGTAAATTGGATACTACCTTCGCGGGTAGGTGCGTTGCCTTCGGAAAGCGGATGGTGCGAGAGTTTACCTCACTCGCACCATCCGTTTTTTTTGCACTAGCTTTCTGTTTGCCAATTTCAGCCCAATACACCGCTCCCTACATCGCCGTCATTGGCCCCATGAGCAGCTCGAACGGGATGCCGGCTGCGAACTACGCGTTGACCTTCCAGCCGACCCAGGTCATGTTTGTGGGCGGGACCTCGGTTGTGGTGGCCAACTCCAACTGTGCAACGGACGCAAGCGGCGCGGTGGTTGGGATACGCAATCCTTTGACCGGCCCGGTCGTCAATGTCGTCTACTCGGGCACGCTTCCCGCCGCAAACTACTACATTGAGATCACTTGGTACGATACCTACACCCATCAAACTCTGCACAGTCCCGAGATCCAAACGCAGTTAACCTCAGCAGGTCAGTTGCAGATTTCTCCGCCGACGGGCGGCGCCGCGGCCAACACCATCGGCATGAACGTTTACATCGGCACAAGTTCAGGATCAGAGACCTACCAGGGACAGACCACAACTCCTACAGCGACGTTCACGCAAAGTACACCTCTGGTTACCGGCGCGACTCCGCCGATTGTGAACGGCACAGTCTGTCAGGTAGTGGCAAATGATGCCGCATGGCCAATTGCCGGCTATCTGGCCACGTTGACCAACGCAAGCGGACTCCCAGTAGCAGGCTTTCCTCAGCAATGGCAGTTTGTGGGCCCGGGCAGCACCTACAACCTATCAAATGGCTTTCCCCTCTACAACGGCCGGGTGACCTACCCGGTTCCGCTTCTCACCACTCCTTACAACCATAACGCCCAGTCAATCTCCGGACCTCTTAGCCTCTCAGGGTACAACCTGTACAACGTGGGAGAGATTGGAGTCGGAACCAGTCTTCCGGCCTGGGGCGTAGACGTGGAAGGTTCGGGCCTGGCTGGGCTGATCAACTCTATCAGTGGATACCTAGTGAACGGTTCAGGGGGCACCACGGGCCAGTGCCTAGGCTCGGACGGTACTGCCTTCGACACAGCGGTGAGCTGCACAAGCGCCAACCAAAACATAGAGGTGAACGGATCGCTGATGACCCAGCGGCCAACGTTTAACCTGATCGGTAATTTCATCAGCGGCGCAGATAGTTCTTCGCCCGCGCGGACGAACATTACCTTCAATGCAACGGGCACTGAGTCCTATTTAGTTACCGCATCCGGTCCTGGAACCAATGGCCGATGCGCGCAGTGGGATGCATCTGGAGGTATCACTCAGAGCACAGGTACGTGTTTAAGTGGTACAGTTTCTCAGAAGAATTGCTTGAGCGTTTCTTGCGCGGGAGGGTCAATCTATTCTTTTGGTACAACCTACACCAACTCTAGCGGCGTTGCAGTAATCGAGGAGGTTTCATATTCAACGCTGGCGGCTGATGAGTGTACGGGAGCATCTTCGTACATCACCGCCTATGTGAATGGACTTATCGCGGGACACGGCGGAATATTTAATCAGTGTCAAGGAGTTGCGTCAATCCCCGGATTTGTAGTCCCTGCTGGAGCAACGTTTGAGGTGGTTTACACGGCAGGCGTGAACGGTGGAAACGCACCTTCGTCTCATGTTAATGATGGGTGGTTGGAGAATAATCTGTGAGAATAGCCAAGATTGTTTTTGCAATTATTTATTTTGGTGTGTTCACGATTTTCTGTATCCGCGCAAGCTTCTGAGAACCGCCTGAAACAAGCAGCCTGCCGCGCCGATGCGCGCGCAGAGATTCAACCTTCAACCTCGACGCCGGACCGGGCAAACCGCCGGTTGTCCTAAGGAGAAACAAAATGCGCAAGTTTTTTGCAATTGCGATGATAGCCCTTCTGACGGTTGCGTTGCTTCCGGCAGCGATGGCGCAGGCTCCGAATCCGGCTCCCGCGGTGTATGCAGAGGATTTCAATTACTGGTCACTCGTGAGCTCGGCCGCCAACACCTTTACCTTTCCAGGCGCAAACTGCTGGGTTACACCACTGGAACGCGGAGTACCCAGTTATTTTGTTTTTGGAAACCCAAACACGGGCACCAATTATCCGGTCGCTATTCGCGACTCGAACGGTCTCTTCAGTGAGGTTGTGACGCCGAGCTCTATCTCGACAGCACAGAGCGCGTGCGGATTCAACGCGGCCACCGTCTACGCCCACGCCAGCTTCTTCGTGCAGTCGGGCACGGCGGGCTTGCAGGATGCGGTCGCGGCAATGAGCAGCTCGTCGACCAGCGCTCCGCTGAATGTGATCTACCTCGACAAGTACTGGTATGGGCTTGTGGCGGGCCTTCCGCAGACGCCGGCTGTCCAGACTGTGCCCGCTATTATTGGAGCTTTGAAGGGTGGCGCAGGCGTTGAGCTTGTGGATATTACCTCAATCCCCTGGACCTACTACGGATGGAATGGTACCTCGTTCAGCGTTGCCGCAGGCAACACTGGAGGAAACCAGTCAGGCGTTGTGGCGGCGGTGACTGCTGGAGCCGGCGCCGGGGCTACTATTTCAACTACCGGATCCGCCGGCGGCCAGATTGTGAATCTGACAACCGGAACGGGCGCCACCACTGGCAACGTATTTACCTTGGCCTACAGCAAGTTCACCGGAAGCGTTGTCTCAGGTACCTACACATCAGGCTTGACCGTGGCTGGATCAAGAGGCCAACAGGTATGCTTGACTGCAACCAACAATGGCTCTACAGCGACGGCCTTGTTGACACTCACGGGAACAAATGCGATCGCCGGAGGCACAGCCTTCACCGTGATTACTCCAGGCACAGCCGCAACGGCCGCGCCGACTACAGCGAGCGCAGCTGTCACCGGATGCGGGATTACAAACCCGGCAACCAGCGTCTCCGGCACAGCGACAATCTCAACTGTTCTCGGCAGCTCTGGCGGATTCACTTATCCTCCATCCTGCACGATCGTGAGTATCGGTAGCGTTACGCCGACTGTTGCTCTCACGGTATCCAGTACCTATTCCTCGCCCACAGCGACCGTTACGGCGGCTGTGGCGACAACAGCGCTCACATCCTCAACAGCGGGTTATGCCTGGCGCGTCTCCTGCCAATAAGATCAGCATCAGAACAAACCAAAAAGGGCGCGCCGCGGCCAACCGGCCCGGCGCGCCACCGTATCACAAGCACATCCGAGGACAGATAATGAGCAAGCGGATACACGGTATCGGAATTGGATTGGCCCTGCTGCTGTTTGTGTGCCTTCCAGCTCTCGGCCAGGTAATCGGACTAACTCCGACGCCTCTGGCAAACTACTATTGGAACACGACAACAGCGAGCTGGACGGTTTGCCCGAACTCCTCCGCAGTCGAAGCGAGTCCCAATCTTCCGCAGGCGATCGCTCTCTATGGCTTCAATACAAGTTTGGGCATGTGGACACCGGAGACATCCTGCCCAGGAGCTTCGGTGGCTGGAGTCACGCGGATTATTGCAGGATCTGGAATATCAATCTCACCGAGCGGCGGCACGGGCCCGGTGACGATCAGCGCGACGGGCGCCGGCGGAAGTGGAACGGCAATGTACCCAGCCAATGCCAACATTATGGTCTACGGTACCTCCGAGTTGGATGTGTGCTCGACCTGCTTTTACGGAACATCAGGCGGAAGCACGATTACGTCAGGCACGGTTACGGGTGGTGTGGCGACATTCGTCGCCGCTAGCAACGCCTTTACAGGTGGCGTGGCTACCCTCGCGGGATTTACTGGCGCTGACGCATTTTTGAATGGGCAGATCATCAATGTCATCACGGCGACGGGGTCTCAGTTCACATCCAATATTACCGGCATGACCAGCGGAACAATCGGCGCGGGAAGTTATTACTCAACCTATGAAGCCACGAATATGTTGATGGCGAGTCCGATGTTGCCTTCAAGCAGCACCGTCTATTACGACAGTGCTCCCGGAAACTGCTCTTTGTCGTGTCTGATAAGCAATTATCCATCCTTGGTCCATCCCTACAGCCCAGTAGTGACCGGGAAAGCAGGGTATCTATTTTTGGAGGGAGGCCTGGACGATATTGCGGGAAGCTCCAGTGTTGCGGATGTTGAGAGCGGCCTTCAAAGTTTGTGGACTCTAGCTCACACAGATGGATGGGTAGTGATTGCGCTCAATCTGTTTGATTTACGCGGATCGGTTGGGAATCTAGATCCTCAACCATCGATTGCTTCCGTCAACGACTGGATGAAAGGCCAAGGCCCACAGGGAGTTTCACAGATTGTTTCGGTTGGATCTAGTCCTTCGCCTTGCACGGGATGTTACTGGGACCGGTTCATCGACATTCACGCGGATATGCCGAATGTGTACGATTCCACGTACTACATTCCACTTCAAAACCATTTAAACGATAACGGTAACAGTGATTTATATGCGCGGATGAGTCAGACGTTAATCGTTCAGAATACGCTAGCGACGGGAGAGTTCGACTGCGAAGCTAACAACGGGTGCCCGAATACGGGAGTTGCCAATACGTTCTCACAAACGCAGAGTTTCTCTGCTCAAATAGGATTCCAGGTTGGCAATGGGTACAGTTTGGGATACGGAAATCCTTATGGAGCCAGTGTCATTGCGGAAGATCACATTGGTTCATATTCCTTTTCGTATTATGCAAGCCCATCAGGATACACAGAAAAAGTGCTGACGGGAGCCTCAATGCTAGGTTGGAGCAACGATACCAGCAGAGGTTACTATTCCGAAACAGCGCCGGTCGTAGGTTTCAGTGTCGATCAAACGAATGCGCATCAGCTCGATCTCGGTGACGGATCAGCGTTGCAGAACAAGGCTGGTAATCTCGCGCTGAACAATCTGATTGTGAGTGGTACCTGCACAGGATGCGGAGGAGGATCATCTCCGCTGACCACCAAAGGCGATCTCTACGGCTACAGCACTACCAATGCTCGCCTTCCGGTGGGCGCGAATACTTACGTACTAACTGCCGACTCAACGCAGGCTCTCGGGATAAAGTGGTCGCCGGCTGCAAGCGGATCGGCTTCTATTCCAACCTGCTCGGATACATCTGGAAGTGGCACGGCGCAGAGTTGCACGACATCTCCCAGCTTTACCCCGGTGGCGGGAAGCGCCATTGTCTACAGCACTACCACAGCCAACACGGGAACCGGTCTAACTCTGAACGTCAACTCGCTCGGCGCGAAGAGCGTGGCGAAGTGGCAGAGCACGACCACGCTGGCGGCGGGAGACATCGCGGCCAACAAACAAGTGTTGATGACCTACGATGGAACGAACTGGGAGATGACCACAATTGGAAATGCGCCGAGTGGGGGCGGAGGATCGAGCGCTGTAACGAACATTACCGGCGCTTTGACTGTCTCTGGCTGCACGGTGAGCAGCGGAGCCTGTGTGGTGGGCACAGCAGGTACAACGATCTCCCTGAGCGCCATTCCCGGCACTTACAATCACCTGAAAATCGAGTTTATCGGAAGTACCGCTTCCAACCAAAATGTCCAGACGACTTTCAATGGCGATACGGCATCCGACTATTCTTGGGGGCTTATTCAAAATGAAAATGGGGGAAGCGTTTATTCTACAGTGGGGAATAATGTTGCTTATATGAGGTTGTTTGATTTGCCTTCTAACTCTCCCGCTGGAACATCAGCCTCGGTAGTTATTAACGTTCCATTTTATGCGCAGACTTATTTTCACAAAAACGTGAATGCAACACAAACCTCAAGCATTTCAGGATCGTATTACAGTCCAACTATCAGTTCGGGGAGCTGGTTTAGCACGGCGGCGATCACAAGCATAAGTCTGACGGCGGGGGCAAATTTCACGGTGGGCACTTCCATCAGCATCTATGGAGTTGAGTAGCTCCAGCGCAGCAAAGCAGGTGAAGTGATGGCCGACGAAAAAGAAGGCTGGACTGTCGAAACCTTGAAAGAGCACTTGATCGCCATCATGGGCGAGCGTGACAAGCGGTACGAGGAGCGCTTCGAAGCCTCACAGAAGGCTGTTGACACAGCTTTCGAGGCCTCACAGAAGGCGGTTGATACTGCACTTGAGGTGGTCAACAAGACGAAGTCCAACTCACTTGCGGTCTGCGTTGTGATCTGCACGGTTTTTGGGCTGATACTGGAAGTCATCAACTTTGCATTCTTCGCGCATCGGTAAGAAAGCGGGCTCCTGGTGAAACGAGGCTTTACATGGAAGAGCGGCGCAACTTGAGGGACCGAAGGCAGAACCGGAGAAGCACACAGGCTCATGGGCAAAATCCGAGTACGAGGGTTAGCAGGGTGGCCGAGAAAGTAAGAGACTTTTGGCATAAGTGGATTCCAGCATGGATTCCGATCTGCATAACGATCTTCGGCGGGTTCTATTACGCTGGTCAGCACGAACAAAGAATCGAAGATGACCTGACCACCGTAAAATCAGAAGTTAAGGAAATACAAGACTATTTGCGCAAGCACGATGGCGCGCCTCTTTTTAATCAAGTCATTCCCCAGCAGCATGAGGGGAACTCTCTCGCCGAACCCGAAACCGTATTAGGCTTTTTACGGAAAGCCGAACAGAAGGTAACCAGGACAGAAGGAGGAAGACCGTGGGAGACGCAGTAAAACCGAAGATTCCAATTGGGCCGCCATATCCTCCGGTGCCTATTCTCTGCGACCCGAAGGCAACCCCCGAACCGCCCGCCGAGCCAATCGAGGGAGTCGGCAAGTGCCCCAAGTGCGGGTGGTGGCATCAACTCCTTGAAGGCGCAAGTGAAGCCGTTGGCGAAGCATTTGAGAACCGGCAATAGAAAGGAATGGCCATGTGGAAGAAAATCTGGCTGTCAGTTCAGAGCAATCCTTGGGTTGTAGCTTTTGAAGGCGGGGCGATCGGCGCCGCGCTGGATTTTGCGGATAGCGCGTTCCAATCAGGCCATCTCGACTTTTCTAACGCCGGGTGGCATAAATTGATAGTGGTGGCGGTCACGGGTGGGATAACCGCGGTTCGCTTGCTCTACCGGACTCCGCCTGGCGCCACACCAACCCAAAGCAAGTAACCCGCGCATTTGCGCAGAAGTGAAGAGGTACACCTCATGGCTTTCAGACTTGGCCGCAAGGCCGTCAAAACCGATTCCCGCACATTGCGGCTGGCGCGGTACCTCACTGCGGCCCTCCCCGCCGCGCCGGCCACCTGCGACTGGACGAAGGGACAGACCGCCTGGGGCATGCTGATGAACGACACCCTGGGCGACTGCACGATCGCAGGCGCGCTGCACGCGATTGAAGCCTGGGGGCTGAACAGTGGGCACCCAATAACGTTCATCGATACGGACGCGCTGGATTATTACGAGATATTTGACGGCTACAATCCAGACGATCCGAGCACAGATCAGGGCGGTGTGCTGCTGGACGTGCTAAACCTTTGGAAGAAGCACGGCATCAACGGCCACACGGTGACCGCGTATGCCTCAGTGAGCCCAGCAAACGTGGACGAGGTAAAGCAGGCGCTGGCGCTCTTTGGGCCGCTTTACACTGGGATGAACTTTCCGAACTCGGCCATGGACCAGCAGGAGTGGACAGTCACGGACGATACCAGCATCGATGGCGGGCACTGCGTCGTGCTGATCGGCTACAACGAAACCGGGCCGGTGGCGATCAGTTGGGGAGCGCTCTATCAAATGACCTGGGAGTTTTTCTCTGCGTATTTCGACGAGATCTACGCGGCCATCTCTCCCGATTGGTTCGATAAGAGTGGTGTAGATCCGACAGGCCTGAATCTGGCGCAACTCGAAGCCGATCTTGCGCTCATTCGATAGCTTGCGCTGCGGCGCACGAAAAAGGAAATTATGAAATTATCCATTCAAGTTCTTGACGACTCAAACTCTGTGGTTTTCGAAGGGAAAATCGAGATTCCTAACGAAGTTCCCTATCCGCCGCCGCCCGAACCTCAGTCCGGTGCGATTACTCTCACCGGCTTGAAGACTGCCATTGACTACTATCTGTTTACCCAATCCAACACATAACCCGCGCCACGGCGCCCAACCCCGTTTCACGAGGAGAAACGCAATGAAATCGATTCTGAAAGTTGCATCGTTGACTATCATGCTTGTTTTTGCCGGTGCGCTTATGGCACAGACGGGCATCGCGCTAAGCGTTGGATCCACCGCTGACGCAGTTCACTATCACGGGACCTGGACTGTTGGATCGACCGAGTTTACGAATTTCGATGTGAAAGACTCGGCCGCCGATAGCAACGGCTATGTGAATTCGATCTACCTGGGCGCACTGGCGCGCAATTATGGGACGGCTGGTTTCAGCACCTATGGCGGCTATGCCGAGTATGTTCCCACCAAATTTGTCGCATCGGTTCTCAAGTCGACCAATATCCCCGCGGATTCTTTCCGCGTGTACCTCCGAGGCGGCGCCGGCTCGACCGTTCCTGCGGTGGGTAATACGTTTCTGACGGGGTTTGTGGGGGCGGGAGCGGACGTTGCGATCAACTCCAGCGGCAGCGTGGTTTGGAAGGCAATCTATGGTGAATGGCAAAATCCCGGCATTGTCATCGTCAAATCTGGACTTCAGGTCTATTTTGGCGGTACAGCGAGCAGCACGGCTCAGAGCAGCGCTGCGGCCAAGCTCCGGCGCGCACTGCTTCTCAAGCGGAAGCAGCAGCAGCTATTCTGAAACGGCGTACAGTTCAACCGGAGATAACAATGTCCAACAAAGCTCAAACATGGCAGGTAACGCCAGCACAATACGCCGCGATGGAAGCTCAATGCGCGGCGGCTGGCGTTCCCATCTCCGGCAACTCCGGCACAGCGAAGACGAGCGGCGTGACCGTGAGCTGGACTTACGACGGTTCTACTCTCAGCATCACCGTTCTTTCGGCTCCCCCATTCTGTACTGGCATGGCCGAGCGGCAGATCGCGACGGCCGTCGAGCAGGCGCTGGCGTGAACAAGCCAGTGGCGTTAGCGGTTGCGGCGGCGAAGGCGGCCTGGTTCTGTGTGCTGGTCATTATTGGCAAGGCCAGCCTGAAAGATTTGAACTGACTCTTTGAGGAAAACATGAAAACATCTGATGCGGGCAAGGTGTTCATCGCAAAGAACGAGGGTTTATGCTTGACCGTGAAGCCCGATAACCGCGGGCCGCAGATCGGTCACGGCCACGATCTAACATCTGCTGAGCAAAAATCGCAGACTGTTTATGGGATTGACATTTCGAACGGCATCACGCAAGCACAGGCCGACTTGATTCTCGATCAGGACATGGCCACGATCTATGATCCGGCGCTCGCGCGGATGCTTCCGCCAACGGCAACACAGAATCAGTGGGACGCTTGCGCCGACTTCATCTACAATGAGGGTGCCGCCCATCTCGCCACGATGCTGCACCATGGTTGGGACCAGGTACCCGCTCAGATGCCAGCATGGGTCTACGGCGCAATCAACGGCGTTGAAACAAAACTACCGGGGCTGGTAGCGCGCCGCGCGGCGGAAGTCGTGTTGTTCACCTCGTAGGAGAGAGGCACAATGATAAAGCCAGGTGCGTCAACTTCAACCAAGACATCAACGGTTGCGCCAACAAAAACCTCCACCGTGGCTACACGGAATGCCACAGCGACAGCAACTGCAACCTCGAATGGAAAGGCTCCGGCTATCGCGATCGCAATGCCAAATGGAACGCAAGGCGAAAAGGCTATGGCTTGGAAAACAGCGGTAAAGAGCAAACTTAGCCAGATGTAAAGGAATCAGAATTTGCAGACCGCCCGGCGGCCTGAAATATCAACAAGTAGCGAAACGAAAGATGAGGAGTTTTCAATGAGCGAACAGATTTTCCAAGCCCAAGCCGACGGCAGTCTCACCGAGGTCAGCCTGCCCGAGTACCTCTGCCACAAAACCGTGTGCGCCGCCAAGATTGTGGGCGTGGCGCTGAGCCCAACCCCCGGATTTCATCGCCTTGCGCTTGCGGGTGCAGCTCATGTAGACGTCACCCGTCTGTGGTACAGCAGCAAAGCCCCCCAGGTTGGCGGCTACTACGTCCAGTATGAGGACGGCTACAGCAGCTATTCGCCGACCGAGGCTTTCGAGCAGGGGTACACGCCGGTAGGCCAAGCGGACGAAAGCGGTGCGGTAGAAGCGCCCAGCACTCCTCTTTCAGTGCTAACTGCTCACGTATCCGGAGATCCTGGCGTGGATGTTGGACTTGAGACCACCTCATCCTCTCTCCCCGCAGACATTCCGGCCGATTCTCAAGTTGTGGTCATCGATCCGAAGCTGTCCAAGAAGTATCCGGAGACCTACACCATCAGCCACGTCGAGTACATCAACAAGCGGGTTTACTACGGTGTGAAGGGGCTCAACGAGCTATTCCTGGCTAGCCAGTTGGCTATTGTCAAGCCCGCAGACAAAGAGGATCCGAGCGCCGCAGATCTCGATGCGGTGGCACAAGAGAAGGCCGCGGCAGAGGCAACCAGCGGCGCAAAACTGGAACTGACCACGGAAGGTAAAAACGCGCTGAATGATCTTTGTGATGCCGATAAAACAGGCGACGAGTCAGCTTTTCAGGATGCCGAGAAAAGACTGATTGATGCGATGGAGACTATGCCACTTCCGGTTGGCGGTCAGCAGGGAGCCACAGAGCCCGACGGTGGAACGTTTGAGCCCGGAAGCGGCGCAGTCGACACCCAATGACACGCCTAACACGACGTATTCCCAGCGTGGCACTCATCACCACCGCCGAGATGGAGAACATTCGCGAGGAGCTGCAGCGGGTCTCTCAGCCGGGCACGGACCCGGTGGAGCAGGCATCGGTGCTCACCTGGGCCCTGCAGTACGCCGGTGCCTACTTCAAGACGCCGCGGGGAAGTCTGAGGCGGGCGTTTCCAAAGGATATGCGCAAAATCAAATTCAGCTGACAGTTTCGAATTGACGGTAATCAGCAGGGCAGCCTTTGCGGGCTGCCCTATTTGTTGGAATCAAAAAGGAGATTCAGATGCCGCAGACCAACCCAAAACGGACGTGGTATCCAGTCGCTGCAACGGGCGGTCTTTTTACCGTCATTCGTCTTACCACCTTCGCCAAATTCGTCGAGATTATTGAAGATCCGGCAATGAACTTAGGAGCTGCACAGGGTCTTCAATACAACGCTCTTGATCCTTTTGCGCTATCGAGCAACATCACGCTCAACTCCGAACCGGCTGCTCCTACGGTGGGCCTGGCTGCTGGGAATTTTGCTCCCTCTCCGGCTGTGGCTGGCACTAGTGTTTCGTTTCCGCAATTGACGTTTGGTGACAAGCACAACATCCACAGCGGAACCGAAGCTCCTTTGGGCAATCCAGGCTCTGCCGGCAACGTCGACAGTCCCGGCGGGACGGCAACATTGGGCACTCCAATCGTGCAACTTCTAAGCGCCACCGCAACAGCCACCGGCGTCATCGTCAGTGAGTGGGTATAAAACATGGCTTTTGGTTGGGTAACTCGCGAACAATACGAACGGCTGGAGCGGGACAACGACAACCTCAAAGCAGAGGTTTCCGAGTTGCGCGTGAAGCTCGAAGCCGAGCTGCGCGCGCAGATTGCAGGTCAGCATTTAAGTGGCCCAACCGTTCAATCAAACTTTGGAGGTCAAGCGCAAAATTCTATGCCTCCACAGCCTCCGGAGCCTATTCTCATTGCTCAGCAACAGACCGTTGCTCAGGTTCTGGAACTTCCTGCGGAACCCAAAAAGGAAGAGCCTCTACGTGTTGTACCGCGGCCTCTAAGCGGCATTGAGGTTGTAACTCGGGCAATGAATCACCGTAACCTGCATCAAGCGAAGGGATAGCATGGCGGCATTCACCATCAATCCGATAGGCAGAGCGGCTGATCCAGTGAGCGCCACAGCTGCGCCCGGAATGCAGAACCCGGCACTCAAGATGCCGACGACTGCCGGCGGCCAGGTAGACTATTTCTCAACCTTTGGCGTGACCGAAGAGGACAAGAACGAGCTCGTCGCGACAATCAGTTATCTCCGCTCGGGCTGGATGCAGGACCGCATGGAGAGAATCCGCGTCTGGATGCTCACCGTGATGATGGAGAAGGGCATTCAGTGGGTGGGATGGGACCAGACTGGAAACTGCTGGTTTGACGCGCTCGCCGAGATCCGCAACAACGGCTTGGTTGAGGATGGGGAAAGCGTTGAACTTGAGAAGTGGATGAACAATATCACTCTCATGTTCAAGCAGATATTCGTCGGGAACTTGACCCGCGCGATTCCAAAGAGTGTGGTTCGGCCCGCCAATGCCGAAAAGCCCAAGGACAGCCAGACCGCCAAAGCCGCGCAGGATCTGATTTCCATTCTTGATCGCAAGAACCAGGTGCGCAAGATGCTGCGCACCATCTACGAGTGCCTGTATACCTTCGGCTGCTACTTCCGCTACACCCGCGGCGTGCTGGACGGCATTGAAAACGGATACGACGACGAAAACATCTTCGCCGATATGGAGATTCAGGCGCCGGCGCGAATGAAGTGTATGAACTGCGGCCTGGAAACGCCCATGGACAAGATTCAAGACCAGGGCCAGGGAATGATTCCCTGCCCAGGTTGCGGAACATCCATGGGCCCAGAGAGCTATTACGCTTCCGGCGAGGGTAACCGGACAAGTTTGCAGATCGCGGGCACAAAGAAGGTGCCGCGGGCGAGCGTGAAACAGACCGTCCACTCTCCGCTTGAGATCGACGTTTGTCCCAGCGTGAAAGAGTGGTGGCAATCACCCACGCTCAGCTATGACCGCGAAATCGCTTTTGGCGAGGCACTGAAACTCTTCCCAACTTTCCGTCAGAAGATCTCCGCCGGCGCAACCGCCGAGACAACGCCGAACGCCGACTGGGAAAAGCTGATGAGGACTCAGTTGAAGTCAGTGACCTCAGGCTACGCCAGCGACCTCAATCAGAGCCGGCCGACGTACAGCGAGAACTGGCTCAACCCAACAGCCTATTGGGAACTGAATCACGAAGACTTTGCCAAGCGCATGGAAGCAACCTTTCCTGAGGGCTGCAAGGTTTCGATGATTGGCGGCGTGGTGGTGGACATCCGCCCGGCGGTGATGCGTCGCGAGTGGTCAAGCTGCCGTTTGTACGAGAGCTATGGGCCCTACTGCCCGTCGATCGGCGAGCGCGTAGTGCCGTTTAATCAGCGCTTCAATGCCGCCATGCAGATGCTGGACGACTGGATGCAGCGCGCCTCAACCGGTCTGAATGTGGCGGACGGTGCCCGGTTGGATCCAGACAAGGCAGACCAGCGGTCCTTGATACCGGGGCACATCTTCGCGATTCCGATGCGGATCAACGGCGAGCCTCGACCACTATCAGAAGTCTTCATGCACTACAACCTACCCATGGACCCAGCCGCATGGAATTATCCGCAGATGCTGATGACATTCTGCGAGCTGATCGCCGGGCTGCCGCCTCAGTCGTTCGGCGGCGGAACACAGGAAGGTGTGGAAACAGGCATGGGCCAAGCTCAAATGCTCGGCCAGGCCACAGCCGGGATGCAGCCCTACTGGGAGAACGTGAAGGACGAATGCGCTCAAGCCGCGCGCAACGCGATTGAGTGCACCAAGGAACTGATGCGGATTGGCGCCATGGACAAGGTTTGGAGCGCGGAGCAGGCAAAGGGCGCGGGCTGGCGCAACCAGCAGGTTGACTGGAGTCAGATGGATGGCGAGGTTGAAGTCTTCAGCGATGAAGATCAAGGTCTGCCCACGTCTCCCGACGAACTCCGCCAGAGCTACATCACCATGTTCAAGGAGTTGACCAGCAACAATCCGGCGGCTCAGGCATGGTTTGCGGTGCCGGAAAATGCCGATGCAGTGCTTTCCGCCATGCTGCCCGGTTCCGTCAATCCTGACGCGGCCCAGGTTGCCAAGACGCAGATCGACATCCAGACGCTGCTTTCGAAGCCCTGGGGTGTGGCAATCGATCCGCAGACCGGCGCGCAGACCAAGAGACTTCCGGTCATGCCCGACAAGAACTTCGAGGATTACACCATCGCCAAGAAGGAGGTTAGCCGCTATGCACTGACCGAGTGCGATCTCAGGAATACAGATCCCGAGGCTTGGGACCGGCTGAATGCTTACTATGACGCATTGGAGGATATGGACGCCCAGGTTGCGGCCGAGCGCGCCCAGCGCCAGCAAAAGGTGAACGCCGCCGGCGCGCCGCCCAGCAAAGGTCCCGATCCCTCTACACAGGCAACCCTGCAGGAATTGCAGAAGCTTGCCCTGGGAATGGCTGATCGGCTGAGCCAGATTGCCATGATGGACCCGATGCTTACCAAAGGAACTGCCAATGCCCAAGTCTCCGGAGCCAAGGAGATCATCGACTCGACCCTGAAGGCCACGGAAGCCATGGCCGGAGCAGGTAAGTAACCGCACCGCCAGAATTGCCAAAGAGAGGAAACCATGGACCCTGTAACATCCGTACCAGCATCACCCGCACCTGCCGCGCCAGCGCCCGCTCCGGTAACCCCGGCACCGGCTTCCGCTGTACCCTCCGTACCAGTCACGCCCGTTGCGCCCGCGCCTCCAACTCCGGCCACACCTGAAACTCCGGTCGCACCGGCACCTGCAGCGCCCAGCGAACAGCCTGACTCTTCGAAGTATCCGAACACTGAAGAGGGCGTCGAGCAGTTCATCGAAGCGAACGAGAAGTGGAAGCAAGAGCACCCCGACGAAGCCACGAAAGCAGCCGAAGCCGCAGCCAAAGAGGCAGAGAGTCAAGAGCCCGGCGCACAACCCGTGGAGGCAACCAAACCACCCGAGGAGCCAAAGCCAGCAGAAGAACTGCAACCGGGCGAGAAGCCACCCGAGCCCGCTGCGGCAACCCCGCAAGCGCTCGATGATTGGACAGCCAAAGATCCGGCCTTCAAGGCAGCGCTCGACGCCAACCCCACACTCAGGGGCGAGATTATGGCCACGGCGCGCGCGGCGGAGGCGGCTAAGCCAATTCTCTCGATTATCCCAACGGTTGAAGAGGCAAAATTCGCCGTCGACAATGCCAATCGCATCTTGACCTTGGAGCACAAGTTTGCTTTGGCTCCCGAATCTCCAGAGATGGCCGAGGCAGCTTTTAACGACTTTGTTGGTCTGTTCAACGTGGTTGATGAGAAAGGCGAGCCGGTAAAAGCCGCCGACGGCACGCCGGTGATGACGGAAAGTTTCGACTTTCTGAGCCGCAAACTAACCAACGGCGCGTTGACCAGCTTCACCCAGGATGCCAAAGAATCCCTGGCGGAACTCAAAGCGCGGGTTGAGACCGGAGTCTATCCCAGCGAAGAGGCCAAAGCCGCGGATCAGGCGCTGCTCGAAGACACCGATTACAAAATCAAGGCCTTCGAATATGTGGCTGAACTGCTGGGCCAAGAGGATGCGGAAAACACTCTACCGGAACTTCCGCCCGATGCCACGCCGGCCCAGAAGGCCTTTCAGGAGCAACTCAAAGCCCAGCAGGCCGAGCTAAACAAGAATAAGCAGACGAACACGCGAACAGCCCGCGTTCAAGCCCGCGCCGATTTTGAGGCCAGAATCAACACAAACTGGGGCAATGGCGTTGGCGAGTACATCGACAACACCCTCAAGGCGATGCGCGAGCGTGGCGAGGTCATCCCTGACGTGGTTCTGGAGCAGAAGTACACTAACCCAGTCACCGGTCAGGTAACCCAGGCGCGCGCTTTTGGCGTACTGATTGCGCAGGAGTTTAACCGCAAATGCGACTCGATTCCCAGCGTGCTGCGCAAGAAGCAAGAGCTTGCCGCTTTGCCGCCGGGACCACAGACCGAAGCTCTGCGCAACGCCGAGAATGCCCGGCTGCGCGAGTTGTATTTGCCCGACATTTTTAATGCTCACGTCACGCGGATTCAGAACGGTATCCGCGAGATGAGCGGCAAGCGCACTGAGCAACAGCAGAAGATTGCTCAGGTGGCGCGGGTCGAACCGCAGAGCGGCGGAGCACCTTCACCGCCGACAGTCTTGATTGGGGAAGCACTTGAGAACGCCGCACTCGCGACACTCGAAAAGAATCCGGAGTATCTGGCGGCAAGCCGGACCGAGAAGTTTGAAATGCTGGTTGAACAAAAAGAAAAGATGAGGGCGGGCAAAGCATAGCCCGCTCGCATTCAACCGTTACCGCTTGAACTAAAGTGGTTGACGCAACGCCGGGAAGCGCCCAATAGCGACTGGTGAAAGTGGGCCAGATTGGGAGAACAATAACATGTCAGCTCCGAATAACAGCACAGCGCAGGCTCAGATCGCGATCATGCTTCAGGTGGTCGAGGAGAACATCGAGACTGCCCAGAACCTGGACCAGGGAATTGACCGCCGCTTCCAGAAGGCGACGGCCAGGGATATGGGCAAAGAGAAGTACCGGCACCCCATTGAATTTGACGTGGGTGGACAATTTGCCGGCAACGATCCCGACGGCGGCCCCTACATCACAGGCAACGGGCCGGGATACAACCAGTTTATCGTGGTGCCAGTCAGCGGTTTGATCGCCATCGCGCGCACCGAACTGCTGCAGCGCATTGAAGGCGCCGGAACCGACCGGCTGATGATCGCCAAGCCGATCGCCAGGATGCTGGCGAAGGTGAAGGACAAGTTTGCGCACACCCGCAACGCGCTGGCCCAGGGCTACAACCAGGGCTTGTTGGGCGTGATCGACGCGAGCTATGCCGGTGGTGTTGTCGTTCAGATGGCCAATGTGCCTTACGGCAACCGGCTGCTGGATTTGAACAACGCCTATCAGCTGGCCGACGCCAACTTCAACGTCCTCGGCCCAGTCACCATCCTGGCGAAGTCAAACTCCACCGGCGGCGGCATTGACACCATAACCCTTGACAACGTGCCGGTTGGCACTGCGGCCGGTTGCCAGCTCATCCCGCTCAACTACGCCTCCGCGGCACCACTCGGCCCGCAGGGCTTGCAGTATCTGATCTCCAACTCACAGGTTGGCGATAACTGCGGCATTGCGCGCACCGTCGCCTACGTGCAGTCGCCGAGCGTCAATGCGAGCTCGACTCTTACCCTGGGCATCATCGAAGTGATGAACCAGCGCCAGAATCAGGCACTCGGCTCCGATCAGGAGCAAGAGAAGCGCTTCTACTACACACACTACGTACAGCGCGCCACTGCCCGTTTGCTGGGCTTTGCTAAGACCTCTTTCATGGTCACCGACGCAAAGGTTCAGCAGCCGGACATTGCGGCTCCTCGTAACGCTCCCTGGGTGATTGGCAACCAGGAAGTGCTGACCGACTCAATGGCGGGCGTGGACAAGCTCTACGACATCGCCGAAGGCCAGTTGCGCAAGGTGCGCTACCCCGGCAGCCAGCGAATGATTCCCGGTCCTCTGGACGGCATTTGGTGGTTCCGCACGGTAGGCGGCCAGGCGACCTCAGAGAGCGATGCACTCTTCCAGGACGCCTACAACCTTTACACGAAGCTGCCCTGGGCGCACGTGTACACCTATAACCTGTATGTCAACCCGGTCATGGCCGCTGGCACTTAGTCTCTAAGCTGCCGCTGACTAAACGGAGCAGGCCGCCCGGCTCAGAGATGGGCCGGGCGAACTTTTAAGCGGAGAAGGTCTGATGGTTCTTGATGAGATCGAACGCAAGACACCGCGCGCTGTACGGACGCTACTGATCGAGTATGGCGGTTTGACACCGCACGGTCGCGCGATGTGGCGTCTGGTGCGCGCCGGAGACTGCCGGATTCTTTGCCAGGGAACCATGCGCCACTTTGCGCACGGGGTCGAGCAGGACATCATCCGCGACGGCAAAGTAACCATTGACCGCATTCAGGGCGGCCGGTATCAACTGCCGCGGTATCAGGGCACGGACCCATCGGCCTGGATTCTGCAACGCTGGTTTGGTCCCTCGATCTGGGGCGGAGCGTGGGAGTGGAAGTCGCACCGCGCAGAAGATCCCGATACGCCGCTGTTTGTGCAGGAATTTCCCGCCTCTGGCGATTACTTCATGGTGGCCGGACCCTGGGCGACACTGGACGCCGCCGGCGACTTGCGCGGAGCCATTCGCGATTACATGCGGATGCAGCGCGAGAACCCCCGCGACATCGAGGCCTACATCCGGGCAGAAATGGCGGCAGAGATCGCCGAGCGCCAGCGCGCACAGGAAACTCTGGAGCGCGAGATCAACGCGGCCGAGGAGTCGCTCGAACAGGTTTGGAAGTCGACCAGCCTGGCGGCGCAGCAGGCGAGGGACAGGATGGCCGCCGCAGCGGGCCTGAACGGCCACTTTGGCGCAAGTGAGGATTGGGGCGAAAGCCGCAACTAACCTGTTTTAGGAGATAAGGAAATGCCAGAAGAAATGCCCGTAACGCAGATCAGTGATCCGCAAGCAATGCTTGGTTTGCCCGAACGTTCAACGCAGCTCGGCAAGGTAGGCCGCGCCGCCACAAAGCGCCAAAAGGAACTTTTCGACCTGATTCGCCGGATGCAAACCGAAACCATGAAAGGGCCGGACGGCAGGATTACCGGGCCGCTTCGCCCCTGCACCGTCGTCAATTACAACCCGGTCGACCTGGTGATTGAAGGCCAGCTCAACCTTCGCGTACAGAAGGCCGGCGCCAGCGAACACCACCATCTCGACGTTCCCTTCATGGGCCGGATGATCGAAGGTCATTACCAGTACATCGCGAGCCCGATGGTCGGCGAAGGAAAGCCGGATAAGGAACCCACTTTTTACTCGACGGTGACCGGGCATGAGACCGACAGCATTTTGCCGATCGATATGCCGGTATGTCAGGCACGCATGTTCTCGCCGCATTCGATTGCATGTGAGTTATGGAACCAGTACAACTCGCCCGACAACAAGCTGATGGGCGGCATTCTGATGTTCGATCAGAATCCCCACACGCTGAGCGCGGCGAACCTGGCCAAGACCGGCGGACGCATTTGGGTTCCGGAACGTGTTTTGTTGTCGGATTCAACTGTTTACAGCTACCGTCTGCGCGAGACACTGCTCGTGGATGAACTTGCACGGATTTTCGAGACACAGCGCAATTACTGCGACGTGATTATTCAGCAGGCGGACGCGCTCTGGAATGAGCAGGATATTGTCAGCCGTAAGATGGTGACCAACACCCATCGCGACTGGGACCGCTTCGCGGTGAAGATGGGCTGGAAGGAAAAACTTCAAGAGTGGACGACTGCAAAACTGGCCGTGACTGGGGAGATGAAAACCCTGCCTCCCTGCCCGCAGTGCGGAACTCAGCAGCCTTCACCGGATGCCTACTTCTGCCGCAACTGCAACGCGCCGTATGACGCCTTCGATGCCTTTATGGCGGGCAAGGTGGTACCGATGGCCTTCCTTGAAGTTCTGCCTGAAGAAAAGCTGGAAGAGGTGCTCGCGGTAATGGAAGAGCGGCGCGCACGGCGCGAAAAGCTCGAGGGCCGCGGCATAAAAACGAAGAAAGAAAAGCCCGCGGCACAACCAGCCGGCGCATAAAGGACAGACGCAATGATGAGACTTGGCGACGCAATCGGAATGATTCAGGCTCTTTTGGGAGACCCAAAGGGCCAATGGGTGAAGCGCGGCTATATTCTGCCGCTGCTCAACATCACCTATGCCGCAGTGAACCTGAACATCAAGAACGCCAGTGCCAAGAATCTGACTGCTGTGGTGCCGATCCTGAACGTTCCGGCCGGCACCACAAGCCTTTACAAGTGGCAGAATGCAACCGCTTTCGCTGGTCAGCCAGTCGCTCAGCAGAACCCTCCGGCGCTGCTCGCCGGTCTTTTCGATGTGATGGAGATTTGGGTCAAGCCTGCCGGTGTTCCGGTACAGCGATATTTCAAGATCAGAAACATTGGCACCTTGCCGCACACAAACCCAAGCCTGATGAACTCCAATGGATTGGGTGGACCGCTCTACTATTCGATGATCGGCAACAAACTTGAAATCACGCCTGTGAACGAGCCTATCGACATTGAGGTCACCGGCAAATTCAACCCGCAGATGCTGGTAACTGACGATGACCTGTTATGCACGCACGAAGACGTTTGGGTTCCGGTCTGTTATGAAAGCGCGGCGACGTCCGGGGTGGAGCGCAGCAACCCAGCAATTCTGGAAGGTTATGCCACGAAGGGCCAGGCCGCGGAAGACAACATCATTGCCGAACTGATGCGCCAGAAGCAGGCTGAGCCAGCGCGATTCCAGCGAATGTGCCGGGATAGCGGGCTAGCTCAGTGGTTTTGGAAATAACTGATTTCAACCGAGAGAGGACAAAACAATGATTTCATTGCAACTCATCGACGTGTCGCCGGCAGAAAACCCGGACACACTGACATTTCTGGCGAAGTTTTCGGCAAACTACGGCGTAAACGGAGTGGGTGACCCGCTCAACCTGGCGCCATACTCAGCCGGAAACAACCCGCTCGGATTCACCAACCCAAACCAGATTCCAACGCCGGAATTGCCAGCCGCGTATACGCAAGCCCCAACAGTTGAGGCGGAAAACATCGGCGGGTACTATGTTAACCCAAGCCCTGTGGTGATGCCCGCGCCAATTGAAGGAGTCGGCCAAGGTATCGCGCCGGTGAATGGATTTTATTTGCGTATGTTTGCACCTGGGGGCGTGGAACTTGCCTCTAACGTTGGATACGCAGCCACATCGGCTCAGATCACAAACGCCGGCGCTGGAGTCCAAATCGCGATTACCCTTCCACACAACCAGTAATCACGGGGCCGACCGATGCAATGGTTTGGAAAGCCGGTAGTCTTTAACCGGTTTCTCGGCCAGGTAGACCAGGACGATCCGACAAATTTGCCGATCGGCCTGGCCGCTCTGTGCCGTAACACGGACTTTACCCGGGAATCTCCCGGCGTGACGTGCGCCAGCACGCGCGCCGGGATCAATCTGGCCATGCAGACCAGTGTGCAGGCGCAGATAACCGGAGCGGGCTTCTTCGAGTACGAGCCCGAGTTAGCCACTGAGACCTTCTTCGACATGCCCTACGTCTTCGACGCCTCAGGCAATCTGTGGCGCGAATACCCCGTGGGCACTGGACGCATGGTCAAGATTCCCCCCACCCCTCTTGTCACTCCTCCTATTAAATCCCACATGATCGGCTGCAATGCCGAGAACAAGGTTTGGCAGGCCTTCAGCGATCTGAACGTGCCTACCGGCCCGGGCATGTGTTTTGATCCCAAGCAAATCCAGAACAACACCGGAAAACCACCCCTCAACCCTATCGGTATGAAGCCGGTGGGTTGGCACTGGAAGCCGAACACTGTCTGCCTGGCAATGGAAGTTTGTTGCCCATCGACTCCCTCAACTGGCAACGGCCACACCTACCAGGCGCAGAATGCCGGTGTGACGGGCCCTAATCAGCCGACGTGGCCGCTGACTACTTCAACGCCGGTAAACCCTGTCACCGTTACCGAGGTTCTCTCGGCTGAGCAGATTGCCCAAGGTCTGGTTCCTGTTACGTGGAAAGAAAACACTATGGTGATGGCCAACCGGCTGCCAGTTCCAGATGCTCCAGTCATCACGGTTGGAACAGGCGGAAGCTTTACCGGCGGACAGGATGTCTACATTGCTGTCACTTTCGTCAATAACCAGGGCGAGACAACGCCCAGCGTGGCCGCTGCGGCCGTCAATATCAGTGCAGGCGCGTCGGTATCCGTTGCAATCCCCGCGCTGAATACACTGCCGAATTGGATTGCAAATCTCTCAGCCTCTTATGTGCCGACAGGCATGAACGTTTATGTTGCCACGGTGGCCACCGGCAACGGCGCTCCGCCTTTTTCAGATTACGAAGAATTCAATGGTCTCTTTGCTCTTGGAACCAATGCTGTCGTTACAGGCCTTGGAACTGGCAGTGCACCGCCAAACCTCACTACGGCGCGTGTAGTGCCCGGCCAGTTGCCAACACCGGATGTTCAGGTGCAAATCCAGCGTATTCCGGCAAGCAGCACAGTGACGCCTCCACCGGCGGTAGGATTGACTTTGGTCAATGGCGCCGGCACAATACCGAATGGTTCGACTCTGTATGTAGTTTTGACGCTATTAAACTCGGCTGGAGAAACCACGGCTGGGGGAAGCTCTAACATCACTACCACAGCGGCCAATCAAGGAGTCCAACTTGATTTAGCTCAAGCATCAAGCTATGGCCCAACGGTTACGGGAGTGAATGCCTATGTTGCCGTGTTTGCCAGCGGACAGTCACCCTCCAATCCAATCATCTACCACTTGTACAACACCTCCGGCCCTTACACTCCAGGCACGACGCCCATCATTGCAAATAATGTTTTGTCAGGAGATACGCCTCCCACAAACAACACCGCGACTCTGCCGGTGGGCGGATTTCCTTCAGGCCGGGATGTTTATGTTTTGCAGACCTACACAAACGATAACGGAGAGACCAAGGCCGGCCCGACCAATTCTATTATCAACACAAACGCCGATGACTCAATCCTTGTGACCGTGGCAGTGCCGGAAGACGACAACAACAATAAGCTTTACACAATAAAATCCGTGGGCATTTATGAAGCGGATGTTCCGACCGGAACCCCGGCTCCGCAATCAACGGCGTTTGCACTTGTTGGCTATTACCAGCCGGGAGATTCACCGTTCATTTTGAATACCGCAACCGGCCAAAATCCACCCACCTCAAATGGAACCGGCCCCGGCGGAGCAATTGTGGCCGACACTGAAACCGGCGGAGCCAACGGAGGTCAGGGTTATCGCTATGCTGTTTTGTTGTGGATGAACACAAACGAGACAGTCTCCGGTTTTACCATCGCGAGTTCGATTCAGTACGACGTCGACGAGGACGGCTGGGAAATTGGCATTTTCAACATACTGAGCGGCCCATCCAATATAGTGGCCCGGCTCATCGCTTTCACCGGAGCGGATGCCTCTCAATCTGGACCTTATAACTGGTCTGGCCTTATTGATCTTGCAGACCTAAGTCAGAATGTGGTTTGGCCGACGACAACGCTGATTGACGATGTAAATCAGTCGGCTACGGCAATTTTTGACAATGTGACTACCCAGGCTAACTTCAATTTCACGGATACCTGGATGGACACGGAAAACAACGTTGACGACAGAACAGATATTCTCGCACCCTTCCAAGCCTGCCGTATCGATTACCTCAAGACAGTCAACTGCCTGGCTTACAGTGGCGTGCTGGGATACTCGGGCGGAGGTCTGGTTTCGATTGGTGGCGATCCTGAAAGTGTTTATGCGGATACAGGCCCAGTTCCTTTTCCATCAGACGGCCAGAGGTGCTTTGGATTTACCGATGCTTATAAAAGTACCATCTTCGCTTTGCGCGAAAAGGGAGGCTATGTTCTAACTCCCAATTCCGGTAATCCGAGCAGCTGGCAAGCGGTGCAGCGCTGGAGCGACGTCGGCCCGTGCGGATTCAGAGCATGGGATGCAAACGGAAAGTTTATCGTTTTTGTGCACCGCAGCGGGCTTTATAAGTACGATGAGAGCGATCCGGACATGATGAGCAAGGAAATTCCTCGTCAGTGGTCGACAATCAACTGGGCAGCGGCTCATAACATCTGCGTCACAATCGACGAAGACACGCATACCGTTCGGATTCAGGTTCCGACTGAAACCAGCACGGTCAACAATCAAGAGTTTGTTTTGAGTTATCTTGAGGGCTGGAGCAATCCTATTCACTTTTCAACATTTGCCAGCAAGGAAATCTCCATGGACGCGGCGCGTCGATGGAGCTTTAACGATGTGGCCGCTACGCTCTGCCTGCGCATGGATCGCACTTTGCCGGCTGGGCCCGGATTTATCGATGGACCCGACTGGACCACCCAGCAAGATTCGAGTTTTGGCGTGAGCCAGATAATCTATGCTGACAGCTCTCCAGACGGCGCTCTGCAGGCGAGAACCCCGGGCATCTATAGTGATAACGGAGCAGGTATTGACTGGCAGTGGGAGTCGGTCTGTGCCGGCCAGATGCAGGCAGTTTGCAAGCCCGAGGGTGTCAATCTCAATGCATTGGGAATTGGCCGCATCTATTGGAGCTTCCTTGCCGCGCGCGACCAGGACGCCGACCCGGGCGGACCGAAAGAGAACGAGATACCTATCGGTGATGGATACTTTGATTTAGCGTCTGGACAGAAAGTTGGAATCACTGGAAAGTGCGGCCCGGAGATCAACGAGTTTTTCAGGGTGAGATTCACAAACGGCAAGCAGCCGGGGTGCTGGGCGAGCCTGAAATCCATGACTGTATTTTTGATTCCGTTCACAGTTGGTCGCGGAGAGTGGGAAGGATGACGACTCCAAATCAAGGAAGCCCGGCGCTGCAAGCGCAGATTGAGAGTGTGGCAAAGAGCCTTCCTGGTGGTCCTCGTGAGGACTTTCGCCAGTTGATGAGTACGGTGGTGCAGAACGTGAAGGCGGCTCTTCCCAGTGGCAACCTGATTCAGCAAGGCGGCATCAAGCCAGGATCGGGAACAGTTCCGAAAGGAGTTGGCTTTAAGGTGTCAGGCGCCAATGGTGCTCATAACATCCAGATTACGAATCCGGCCGACGCTCAAGGAAAGCCAATCTGGCATGAAGTAAGTTACTCGCCACTCAAGAGTTTCACCGGGAACCCATCTCCAGTGGTGATGCCGGCGACGATGGCTACCAGTGTGGTAGTAAACGATCCGGGATCGCAGTATCACTTTCGGATTCGCTCAAGTCACGATCAGGTGAATTGGAGCGATTATAAGCCCGCAGGTGAATCTCCTTCAAACGCTGGACTTGTTTCAAGTTCCGCAATCTCAGATGCCGGCGCGTTCAATCAGACGAATTATGGGGTGGTTGACTCATCGCAAACTGGAGCAGTGACTCAAGTGCGCGTGCATGGAACCTCTGGCCCTTTGACTGCATTTACCGCGCAAAAAGGGGCGGTTCAAACTACTCTTCCCTCGGCAACGATTGTAGGTTTGACGCCAAACACAACGCAGTACGTCGGCCACGTTGAAGGGCAAGGTTATGTGGTTAGCCCAACGCTTGGAGGACTGCTGGCGCATGATAATGTACGTCCGGTTGGCGCGGTGGGAGTCAGCAGTGGAACTTCGGGCGGCGGCGGAGCAACAGGTAGTAATGGGGCGAGGTTGACCAATGTCTGAGTTACTCACTCCGAACGTCAAGGAATTGATGATACGCAGAGTAGCCATGGAAGCAATTCCTTTGGGATGTCCTAATGGTTTACTGGCGGGAATTGATCTACTTTTGACTCCTGGAAAGTTGTTTTCTAGTCTTAAATCGGCCCACGAGTGGGTTAAGGCCTCTCTTCAGGCTGTGCGTGATGGTGGCGAGCCTAATCAGTGGAAGACCGCAACTGATGAGGAAATAGCGGGGGAGATTCTGCGTAGAATAAAAGAGCGCAGCGGTGCGAAGAGAGGCTAGTTATGACTTGGGAAATTGAAACTGAACATATTGACCTGGATCGGATGATGCACGTTACCCGCTTCATCGAACGAAGCGTAAAGACAATCCACGGCGCTCCGGCTCGTCATGAGTTACTGATTCAGTTACGCACCGAACCGACGCTGGGCGCGGATGGAAAGCCGGTAGGTGGCGAAGTGATCCTGCATGAAGATGGGCGTTTGCGTAACACTGCTGGTGTGCACTACGATCACAAGGCACGGCAAGCACAAGAACTGGACAAACTAAATAAGAATCACGCTCTCGCGCGCAAGTTTGCTGCAAACCATCAAACGCCGATTTTTACCGGACCGAAGAGATAGGCCAATCAATGGAATCGCATTTTCTGCATCTTCTGCCGAGGGACATTCCCCGGCTTGAGGAGCTTTGCCAGGAACAGAATCAGGTGGACGGAACCAGCTACACTCCGCCGCAAATCTTCGACCGCGAAGGCAGGCGTCTGCCAAACATTCCCATTGCGATGAAGCGGGTTTGCAATGGGCAGATGACACAGGCTTACATCTTCGAAGCAGTTCCAGAGGTAATGAGTTTTGGCTTGGATGTGCGATCGAGCGCGCAGATGTTGCACCAAGAGCTACCAGCCGCCATGTGGATTTTGGGGCAGTTAGGATTTCGAGGTTTCCGCTCACTGGTGCCTCTTTCTCGTGTGGACCTTTGGCAGAAGACAATGAATAAGCGGCTGCGCATGAAACGGTTCGATGACACCCTGGCTCATTTTTATCGGGATTTCAGAGAGGCTTCGGAATGATTACAATATGCTTTATCCCTATCATTATGGCAGTGGCCGGAGCAGCCAAAGCCGCGGCAGCCAAAGCCGCGGCCGCTTTGGCTGAAAAGGGAGCCACCACCGCGGCTGAAAAGGGCGCAGGCGCTGTAGCTCAAAAAGCGCCGGCCACTTTTGGAAGCCGTGTAATGACAGGCTTGGGAGACGTAGCAAAAGGATATGTAAAGGGTGGGCCATCGGGAGCGATCAGCGGTGGCTTAAATTCTTCTGCTTTTGCAAAACAATTACCGGCAACAGGGGCGGCGGCCACCTCAACACCGGCGGTTCCAGTTGCAAGTTCATCGACAGCGGCGGCTCCAGCGGGTGGTGGTTTCAAGCAGGAGCTTGGCACCTATCTCAATGACTACCAGAATTACGCACTTCATAATCAGCCGCAGAGTGGAGTTCCATCGTCGAGCGGCGGTACGCCTGGACCACAGCAAGGAAGCACAGCATCTGCAATTCAGGCGGCAGGATTGCCCGGAGGAACACCGCCGATTGCTCCCTGGCGCGATAACTCCGAGGGCGTTCCGAGCCAAGGCAGTCAGGCGAAGATCAAAGACACTGAGGGAATCCCCAGCGCGGCGTAACCAAAAACCAGAGAGGGGTATTGGTCATGGGCAAGGCACAAGGAAATCAGAATTTTGCGACATCGCAGAATCAGAATGCGGTCAACGCCAATAATGCCCAATCGAGTTACACCGCCGCTACTCAAGATATCGGTGAGTTCAAAAGCGAATTGGGAAAATATGCATCTCAGAATCCCTATAAGCAGGGCGGCGAGTTCCAGACCAGCCAGAATCAGCAATTGGCGGATACCGCCGCGGGCGGCGCGCAGAGCACGGCCCAGGCGATTCAGGGCGCGGGCGTGCGCAACGGTCAGAACCCAGCGGCTGGTATTGCTGCTGCGGAGCAGGTGAGCCAGGCAAACCAGCGCAATATGACGTCATCTGAGAACCAGGCGACCCAGCAAAGATTGCAGGGCGAGACCGGATATAACACCAACACGTTGAACGCGAGTGCCAAGCCTGAAGAAATGCAGGCAGGCCTTTACGGTCAAGCCGGCGAGCAAGCAACAAAGGACTTGGGCACTGGCGCCGAGGTGGCGGTCGGGTCGAAGTGGCACCTGATGTAACAAGCGGGCTGTAAATCGCAAACGCAACAAAGGGGAGGATTTGATGGACGGTCCGTATTCTTCGAATGTTCAGGATCCGGCAGCGTGGGAGGGCATGCCCGCGCCATCTAGTGCAGGGGACCCGGATGAGCGGATGCTTGAAGCAGCGCGCGCTGCAGCTGCACTGCCGCGCGCGCGCGCCGCGGCGCCGCAGTTGTTCCCAGCGAGCCAGCGTTCAGCGCCATCAGAGCCAGCAGCTGAAACTGATCCAGCCAAGCTGGCAGGATTGGGATTACAGCGCGAGATGGGCGCAGGCAACGAGTTGATGACAACTTCCCGGCAGATGCAGGACGATCCGGCGTTCCTTGCCTCACAACAAAAAACCACAGCCGATGAACTGAATCGCCCCGATGTTTCAACATACAAGCCCGGTTTCGGCACTCGGTTGCTGCGCGGATTGCGAGGGGCGGCCGGTGGCATGATGGAGGGTTCCGGAAAGAGCGGAATTTTAGGGCCTGCAATTGGCGCGCTCGGCGGGGCAATAAACCCAGCATCAACGGGCGGTAAAGCATACGGCGCACCGACCGACACTTACGACATTGCAATGAATAAGTACAATCAGACGCTTGCGGCGGACAAAGAGCAATCTGAAAATGTCGCCGCAAACTTCAAGCGGGCGCAGGATCTGCGCGTGGCTCGCGAGAAGGGATTCAATGAAGGCGGAGAAGCCTTTGGTCGCACGGTAACGGGTGGGGTTGATCTGGCGAAGTTGCCGGGAGAAATAGCCAACCAGCAGGATCCGGGCGGAAAAGATCGCGAGGCGATGCAGACCCAGACTCGTCGGCTGAACTTCGCCAACGCCGATCCAATTCTGAGCAAGCCGGGCTATACGCGAACGCGCTATCTGGCGACCGGCGAGGTCCAACCCGCGCGCGAGGGCACCTTTGAAGAACAGGAGTACAACCGCCAGGTGGGCCAATGGCAGCGCGCAAACCCGAACCAGAAGATGACGCCGGATGTCGAGCAGTCGATTTATCAATCTGTGCGCGGCAAGGGCGGCGAGGGTGATGCGGCGGTGGGTGCGATTGTGGCCGACGCAACCGGGAAAAAGCAGGAATTCATCAACAACTATGACCATCAACCCAACGGCACCTACCTGCGCAAGGGCGCAGCAATGTATGAAATGGCAAATCGTAAGGCGGGCGATCTGCTCACTCCAGACCAGTATGCCGCGAAAGTCGAGCAGTTTCGGCTGGATGCGAACAAACAACTCGCGAAGCACGGGGCGCAGATTGGGGCGGATGGCCAGGTAGTGAGTCGTCAAGCTCCAGGAGCTAACCCGGCGGCCGCCGCAAAGCAACCGCCCACGCCAACCCAGCCCCCGCCGCCCGCTGCTCACGATATGGCACGGACAGCTAACGGTGAATGGCACTATCGCGATCAAAATAAACGAGATTTAGGTCCGGTGAAATAATGGGAAGCCCTGTAATCGGTTGGGATGAAAGTTCGGCGACGCCGCTCTCAAAGACTGGCGGAACTGCTGGCTGGGATGAAACAAGCGCAGTACCTTTGAAAAAGGCTGCTCCTACTGCCGTTCCGGTTGCAGGACCAGCGATTACGCCGGCACCGCGGCCACCCGTGCGCGTCGCGCCTCCCACCTTCCATGATCTCTACGGCCTACCCACTCCGCCTGTAACTACAGGTCTGCCTTCCCTTATGCCAATGCCGACAGCGGCACCTCGGCCACCCGCGCCGCGCCCGCCCGCCCAGCCGCGCCAGCCGGATATTGTTCAGGCCGCGCCTGCGCCGTCACTTCTCGAGCGCGCTCGCGAATCTGTAGCCAACAGCGTGATTGGCAGCTCCCTTGAATCGGCGGTGCCCGGTCTCGCAAAGACTCTCCACCTCGAGCCGACGCTCACTCCAGGCACAGACGAATACCGCCAGACGACAACCTCAATGCCAGCCCTTCCAGCTTGGGCAACGACACCGATTGGTGGAGATTATGCCGAGACTCCGCAAGCGCAAGCGCAGACCGCGCGAACCCAAAAAGAGTTTGCAGCCCAGCATCCAAAAATTGAATCGGTTTTAGAAAAAGGAGACAACCCTTACATATTAAAACCACTTCAGGGAGTGTCTGAAGTTACGCACGGTCTGACAACGCCAGCAAATCTTGCTTTAGTTATGGGAACCCCCGAACTAAAGCCTCTGACTGCCCTGTTTGCAGCTCAAGCCGCACAAGGAACTTACCAAACAGCAGATCAAGCATATCAAGCATTTCGCGCGGGCAAGAACCCGGAGGGTATGAAGCTAGCCACAGAGGCTGGCCTGTACGGCGTGATGACAGCCCTGGCGGGCCGAAGTGCACTTGAAGGTGCTTTCCCGGTAGACACCGCCCGGCCCACCGTCACACCCGCCACTCCAACGCCGGAAGGGTCCGAGTTTGCTCAGCGGCAATTGCCCGCGCCGCCGCGCCCGGCAGAGCCTCAGTATGTTGGCGAGCCCGCCACGCCGCCGCAACCGGCCAACGTCGCCAATGCCGAGGTTGAAAATGTTCCACGTGGAACATCTGCCGACCGGCCCGTTGTCCAAGCGAGTACCGATCCCGCTGAGATCCGCACCTCCGCAGAAGCACAGAAAGCGCCTCTCGAACAGAACGTGCAGGCCGCTATCTCGTCAGTACCTGGCGCGCAGGTGGAGGGAGCGCGTGTAAAAACTGCTGATTCTGTTGAAAATAAAGAAGATCGAGGCAAACCTCCAGAGACAAATATTGACCATCTGGGCGTGCGAGTTTCCGTGCCGACCCAGGCTGATGTGCCGGCAGTCCGGCAGGCGATTGAAAGCCAGTTGCCGGTGGTCTCCAAAGAGAAGATCACAAGCAATGGCGTTAACGCCGACCAGTACGGAATCCAGACCGGTGCGCCTGGTGAACCTAATCAAGTCAGTGAGTTACAGGTTGTAACCAAGCCGGTTGCGGAGGCCATGAAAGCAACCGATGATCTCTACGCCGAGCAGAAGAAAGCGCTGGCCGCGGGCGACCAGGCTAAGGCTGACGAGTTGGGCAAACAGATCAAGGCAAAAATGGAAGCGGCTCAGCTGGAGAGCACAGAGCCGAAGTATAAGTTTGCCTCGACCCAGCACAATATCTCACCGGCAAGTGATGCCGGACGGGCTTTAGATGCTGCCCGGGCTGGTGTTGCGGATGCGGACCTTGACGGCCAGGGAAAGGATGTCGACGGTAATCATGTGACGGTTCGCTACGGGCTGAAAGGCGAACTGACGCCAAAAATGCGCGCGTTCATTGAATCTCAGCAGCCTTTCGATGCAGCGCTCGGTCCTCTCGCTTCTTTCCCGCCCTCGGAACACTCAGACGGCGCCGCGCCGCTCATCGCTCCCGTTGAAAGTCCTGAACTGACCCGCCTAAACAATGAGATTTCTCAGCACGGCGAATTTACTGAGCCGAGTTTTTCTGAGTACAAACCTCATGCGACAGTGGCCTATGTCAAGCCCGGAGCCGTCCAGAAGTATGTCGGCAATAAGAGCACCGAGGGCAAGACTTTCAGGGTTGATTCGATTGCAGTGACTGATCGCAACGGAAACGCAACCGAGATTCCTTTGCGCGGAGCACAGGAACCCGAGAACCAGAATCGCGCCGTTTTGCAGGAGTCGCCGGAACAAACCATGTTGGGCAATCCCCGGCCCCAGGAGACACTCAATGCCGTACAAGAGCCAAGCGCAGCAGGCGTTCTTCCACGCGAACAAGGCCAAGCTCCAGAAGCAGGGAGTGAACGTCTCGGAGTGGGACGAATCCAGCAAGGGACTCAAGCTCCCGGCCCGCAAGCAACCCAAGGCGCCGAAGCCGCCCCGCCAGTAATCCGGCCAGCGGTTGGTGGCCATGACGGTCGAGCGACCGACGTTCTGACGCCAACCCGCAAACTGCCGGGAACTTATCGCCTGGTGGAAGCGGCAGATCTGATGCCCAGCCATCATCCTGCCAGCTTCGAGCCCAACCCTGAATACCCGGCGGGTGTGCAGGAGCGCGATTACAAAAATTCAAAGGAAGCGCAGAACCGAGTTATTACCCAGGCGCAAAACTACGACCCGGCCTACACTGTCAACACCAACCCGGATGCGGTGAATGGGCCTCCGGTGATTACGCCAGATGGAACCGTGCTCGGCGGCAATTCGCGCGCAATGAGCACTCAGCGCATTTATGCCGAGGGGAGCGGAGCGGCATATAGGGACGCGATCAAGCGCGACGCCGCAACTTATGGGCTTACCCCAGAGCAAGTGGACGGAATGAACCAGCCCGTGCTGGTGCGCCAGATCGACCGGCCGGCGAGCCTGGACGAAGCCAAGCGCATCGGTTCCGAGCTGAACAAGAGCATGACTGGCGCGCTGGGCGTGAGCGAGAAGGCTGTGAGTGCCGGCCAGAAGTTGAAGCCGGAGACCTTGCAGGCCGTAAGCGCGATGCAGAATGAAGATGACAGCAGTCTGCGCGAGGTGCTCAGTCGCAAAGGCCCGGAGATTCTGCAGATGATGGTACAGGACGGCGCGCTGACCGAGCGCGAGCGTCCACAGTATCTGGAATCCGACGGCAAGTCGCTAAGTGAAGAGGGCAAGACCTTCATCGAACGCGCGATGATGGGCTCGGTTTTCGACGATTCGCACCTGCTGGACGCCGCGCCCAAGTCGATCAAGGATAAGATCGAGAAGAGCCTGGGATCAATTTCAGCGATCGGATCGCGGCCCGACGAATGGAACCTTGTTCCGGCTCTGCGGCCTGCGCTTCTGCGCGCGGTCGCTGAGCATACAAGCATTGCGCAGCGCGGCTCGACGGTAGATCTGACGGTCAACCAGCAGAGCATGTTCGGACCCGGAAGAAACCCAGTTGTCGACGCACTGGTGCGCGTGCTTGACGAAAAGCCCAACGCTGTACGCGCGCGCTTTACGCAGTTTGCGACGGACGCAAAGCAGAATCTTCCAGGCGAAACCAGAATGTTTGGCGGCGGCGAGGCTTTTGATGCTTTTAATCACGCTTTTGGGAGTAAACTGACAGACGAGGAGTTCCACAATGGCATCAAAGAAATCCTCCGCACCGAGACCCCCGCAGCGCCAGTCCAGCCGCAATCAGCTCCGGCAAGGAATGAGAGCCTACCTGAACGCCCCGCCGGCGAGCCGGCACGTGGCGGCGGCGAAGGCAATGGGCTTGCCGCCGGTACACCGCGACCTCCCGCAGAACCAGCCGCCGCAGGCGCCGCCGGAAGGAACGCCGGAATCGAAGCTGGCCGGCGGCCTGAGTTAAAAGCGCCGCGGCCACCCCAGGCTGCGCCGAGCATCTTCAAGGAAGGCCGTCAAAGCACGCCAGTGCTGGTGCGGGACGCCGATAACAACTGGGTTCATGCAACTCTCGATTACTTCAATGGTGGAGTGAACGGCGCGGCGCGGCGCGGCCGGGTGACCCTGGCCAGCGGCCTCAAGATGGACGACGTGCCTGAGAGCGCTTTGAAAGCTGCGCCAGCACTCGAAAAACCGAAGATACCCTCAGTCAGTGGGACTCCTCAGGAAAAGCAGGTTATTGCTTACACCGAAAGCCATCTTCCTGAGTTGATGGACGAGTATCGAGTTCGAAACACGAGCCAAGGCGTTCTGACCATTGCGACGGACGCAGCCAAGGAACTTTATCCGTCTTTCCAGCGAGATCCGGTGCGCGGCGAGCGCGACGTCCATTCTTCCGCAAAAGCGGTTGCCGACGCTGCGCTGAAAGCAGAGTTGGCCACTCCCATATTGCCGGACCGACGTAATGTGGAAATTGTCACCGCGTCTCCTGGAAGCGGTAAGACCTGGAACCAGTCGGGAGCATTGCCGGATGGGATAGGTCTGCGCATTGAAGACATAGTAGCTAAGTTGGACGATGCAGCAGCGTTGATTGATAAACTTTTGGCGGCTGGCCGAGAGCCTCGCATCAACTGGATCCACGTAGATGATCCGGCAAAGACCGTGCGGCGCATGGCGCTGCGCGCGGTTGGTCATGATGGGCAGAAGGGAATTGGCAGAACGGTTCCGCTGAGCTACATGGCCGATGCCTATTCAAGCGTGCCGCGGGTCTTGCTGGAGATGATGGATAAGTACGGGGACCGGATCGGCGTAAGCGGCACAGAGAACTCTGGCGCGAGGGACGCTGCATATCCTATAAAAAATGTTCGTCAAACCCTGCAGGATGCTTTACAATGGAATCACGAGAAGACGCTGGAGCGGATGAGAACTGAACTGGAGACCCTGAAACAGGAGGGTATTTTCCAGGGTGAGAGAGGAAAAGCAATTTATGACATCGCCGCCTATTCCCCCGAAGAAAAATCTGGCAGCGAAATCGCCCCGCCTGAATCCGCAGGAAGAAGCGCAGAAGATGGTGGAGCAAACGACCGCATCGGCCAACGAGCGGGCGAAGCGGGATATGAACGCTCAAGTCAGGTATTAGCGGCATCTAAAAACAGAGAAGTAGGCGAAGGCGGCGGCATCCAACCAGGTGCCGCC